GTTACAGTAGTATGTGGTCTGTGGACCGCCTCGAAAAGGAGCACAGGTGGCGAACTCAGATAGGCATAATGCACCAAACAATGGAGCTGGGCCAAAAGTGGGGCGGCGATCCGTATAAAAGGTTCCTGCGAGGTTACGCCACCTCCATTGGTCATAGCCAAATTTACACGGGTTTCGCCGAAAAAATAGGCGGCCATTGCGCGCTGGCATGGGCAGACAGGGGCGACAAGGCTGGCAAGGTGTCCCTTGCGGTGGATTATCGAAATTATTCAGCGGGCCTTGATCAACGACAACCCGACAACTTTTCCGGATTGGGGGAATTTGACGTATTCGATGTTCCAGGATGGAATCAACGAACCTCAGATAATAAAGAAACTATAGAATTGACTGATACTCAAGGCTATACTTTTATTAACCGTGAGGTTCCCTCTCCAACTTACTGGCAGAGGTATCTTCCCGCTGGGGCAGAACAATTGGAAGGCTTGGATGCGGGCAACGGTTATAGCGTTTGGGATTGGGTTTTTGCTCTTAATCAGCTTCGCCAAGGGTGGGATTGGACACAGAGATTAGAGGTATGGATTGGCGTCAATTTTGGTTCATATCCTACCTTTACGCTTGCGGGACAAGTCTTTTCTTCCGGTAATCAACTACCGCACAGACGCCAGTCGCAGGGGGCTCCACATACCGCCCCCGGAATCTCTAATTACGAGCATTGGTTAGCCTTCCTTGCTCAACAGGGAGCGGGCTCGCTCAATCGATATGCTGGTTTTTATAAATTCCCTCAGCGAGCGGTAGACTTTGGGTTTGGCCCGATGACAGATGTCATGGAAGCTTACGGCCAACTCAAAAGGCACGGAATGAATAATTTTACGATTGGGCCCGATGAGGCCCATTCCTGGCGTGGGCGAGAAAATCAAATGGACTCCTACTGCTCTCAATCGAAACGAAGTTCTCAATACAATGAATTGGCGGTCACGGATTTAACTAATATCCCCGTAGGGGAATGTATGAACTGGTTGTGGGAAAATGATATATCCGCCGGAGATATAATATCCATTCAGGATCATCGTAGCCCCAAACGTAACCGTCGCTTATGGAGGGCATACAACGACATTCCGAGCGGCACAATAAAATATGGAGATTTTCCGAAAGCCGGGACCAAGTTTATTCAATCATGGTGGACGGATTTATTTCAGGAAATACTTGATTGGGACAGTTCTACGTGGTATCGTCATGGTGATAGGGTTATATATAAAGGAAACCTATGGCTGATGCCTCACGACTGGGCTAAAGATTGGGGTGATTGGGGTGATCCTGCGACAGACAACTACAATCGAGGCCTTGGTATAAGGGGGGACGACACAATGCCTGGGACCACCGGGGTTTGGAAGAGCAGTATTGAGGACGGGGCAGGGACTAAGCCGCATTGGGTCATCGGCAATCATCACGGAGGGCCCGACAATCAGGTTTCCGACGGCGGCACTCCCGGCGACGGAGGTTGCACTTCTCATAATCAAGGCGCTGACCAGAATCCTGAGAAATTCGCGCTTTATTCCGCCAAAGATATGATTGAGAATTGGAAGGATAGGCCATATACGGCTAGACATAATCGAGAATTGAGGTTTGAACTTGCCGAAAGGTTTATAAATGCGGAGGAAATTGACGAATATAATCCGCTGGCATCGACGATTTATGCCCCGGAAATAATATGGGCGAAAGATATTGAACTGGGCAAGAGATATACCGTGGTTTTCCCTGGGTGGGATCGGGAGTGGGTCAATGGCGAGCTTCACGAGACTATTGACGATTGGGTCGATGAGTTTGGGGAGGAGTGGGAGGAGTGGACTTTTGACTTGCCCAATGGGTATTGGCCCACGGGTGCCGGTGACTCGATTAGGCAATACATGCTGAACTTCGCATCGGGGACCAGCGAACTAGGTTTGGGTATTGGCGAATTGGAGCATCGCGGAGATTCCTCTTTTATCGCCAAGAAAAGCGGATGGAATGTTCTTAGTGCAGATGCCCTTTGGTACGGTGGTCAAGTTGGCCACGATTGGGGTCTTTTTAATGTTTACAATTCCATAATGTTCTTTCATCCCTGGAGAATGTTCGACTGGAGGCCGACGTGGGGGGAATATGGAAGAGTGTCTGCAGCCGACTGGGAAACTATGACTAATGGTTTGCCTGCGATGTATCGGCCGTATTACGCGAGCGAGCCTGGAACTGCCGCCCAACCTGCTGGATCTGGACCACTAGGAGAAAGCTTATATAGAAGCGCTTATACTAACGCCAGCCTTCCTCACTGCGCGGGAGACGTAATATTGTCTGATGGAGATCTGTTCTTGGCTAAAAATTGCGGCAGTCATGGTGTGGGAGCTGCGTGGGATACCTGCGCAATTTATGCCTTTTGGCATTTGGGCTCCTACGAGCCCTTTCCCCCGCCTAGCGAAAGTAAATCTAGGTGGCAGGAGGAATATGACGACAAGATCAGTGATGGATTATCTCCTACCGTGTTGGACCCCATATATCGCAACGTACCCGGGGAGTCAACGATGGGGGGTGCTGAGGACCATCCGATGATGTGGGGAGACTATCGTATTGCCACGCAAGCGGACGTGGATGCGGGCGCAAATTCGTCGATAAACACACCCCCAACTGAGGTGGGGGACGCTTTTGGTAAGGTGGACTGGTCCGGAGCGAAGAAAGTCACCAACCAGTTCCTTCCGGATTCCTCGAATGGCCCGATGTGGTTGGGTGAGGCTTATGACCAGCCCCTTTTAAGAAAAAAGTCATGGGAACGATTACTTAGAAAGCTCCACCCCTCCCTTCAAATGTCGGGTTGGGGTTTCGGCAACAACTTAGAACCGGGGGCATGGGGCGGCTGTCAGGTGCGTCCATATTCCCCGCCCGGCTACTATAGGGGGGATTTAGTAAAAACCCAAGACGGCGGCGTTTGGAAGGTGTGGAGATTTAATGAGGAAGGGGGAAGTGCATCTGGCTACGGAACAGGAGATGATGCTCCTGGCGGAGCAAATAACAAGTGGGAATACATTGGTGAAAATGGGGATTCCCTGGGCTGGCTATTGACTGGAGCGAAGGGCGCGTTTTATTCAGAGAGCTACCTAGATTCCGGAAACAAGCAGGAGCTTACTAAATGGTACATAAACGCAGAAGCAGGAAGCGACAACATACTGAAAGGCTCTACGGATATTTATGACTCTGAGGATGTATCAATAACCTGTAGGGGGTCTAAAATGTTTGCTTCGCGCGATGCGGCGATAAACTGGGTGATACGCAGGGCAAAAGAAAGGGAGAAACTAGGGTTTTCCTGGTACGATCATAAGACGAGAAAATGGGTTGCTGGAAGAAATTGGCTATGGGAGAATATAAATCTCGAGAGAATTTGGGATTATGGAGGCTGGGAACTAAGTGAAGGAGGGAAACCTGAGGGCGCGGGAGATAATGCTGACATATACGTCACGATGACTCCGCGAACGCAATATTACCCGGGGGACCGGGCTTGGTGGAAGGGGGAGCTTTACGAATGTCAGGCGTTTCTTAGGTTAAATTCGTCCGATGAATTCACTACCCATCTTGGTGCCGGAACTTCGTATGTTGTCGGCGCCTCGAACCCGTGGAATGCTTATAATCCTGACGGCCGTTGGGGGGGTACGCCAGTGGGTGACTCGGTATTTCCGTATACTAACCACTCTCTTCCCCACGTGGACGGTGAGCATATCCCCCCTTGGTGGGTAAAGAGTGGGGGTGGAACTTTTAAATTACCTGTTGTTGGTTTTGATGATTACGACGGATCACATGATAATTCTAAACACCAAGGCGCCGCTGGCGTCCGGGAGGGCAGTAATTTAGCGGGAACAATGTCAATATTTCCCAACGATTATTTTGACACCCAAGAGGAGGCTGAAGCTTTCGCTAGAAATCCGCAGGTCGCATCGAATTATAGTGATAGCAACACTTTTCAACCCGGCGGCCCATATAAAGGCCATCCGGGATTTACGGACGCAGACCTAATTGAAATCACAACTGAATACTGCGATAAATATGGGGCCGCAGGCGTAGATGGTGATTGCGAAGTGATTTACATCGGTGGGGCTGCGCACTCGCAATGCCTGGCTAGAATGCGCGGAATATGTGATTCATGGGAAGAGAAGATAGGGAATGCCCTTCCTGGTGGAACCATAATTCCCAACGGGGAACTTTTCCTGTCGATACTGGGGTCTGCAAAATGGAAAGATTCCTGGGAAGATACTGGTAATAAAGTAGATACTGACTAATAATACAATTATGGATAACATATTATATGGAGCTCTGAGCAACACCGTAGTAGAGGTGCATTTTCTATCAAAAGCAGGCTTCATTACCCGGGGACTGTTTTCAAACTGCACGAGATTAATTCCTCAGGGGCAGGCCAGACATAAAGAATTTAGCTTTTTTGCCTGCTATGAATTTTTCAGAAAAAGGGTTGTCAAAATAGAGAACGAAGCGGAAATCACGGGGGTGCTCTTTGAGAACCCCGACGGCGTTCGACCTGGGCAGCTCATATACGGCGAATGTCAACCGTCTAAGGAGTGGGTGCGGGGGCAGGTCGATCGGTTTATTCTTGAAGCCAACCCATTTGGCAGGGGCATAATTAAAGATCTCGATGACAAGCATAAGGTTACCGCAATAGAATTTTTCTCCGGTGAAAGCTCTATTCCTGAGGGGGTGCCGCTAAATCATCTAATAGACGATTTGATTTGTAGTGAAATTTTTATAAATGTTCCCAAGGAATTATTAATTGAAAAATTTTTAAGCAAGGCTGAATCCATGCACAAGCAATGGGACCGTCTAATAGATTTATATGCGGAGCTATCTATTTCAGAAATTAGGAAAGATGAAAATATACCATTCGCCCAGAAGCCGGGCATAATTGCCAGAATCAGGAAGGCTCCTCTTCATTCGCCCACAGGCTTCAAATCCGCTCTAGATCTGAGCGAATATTGGCCTAAGGAACTAATGCCTAAGCCTTCTTCTGTTTTTTCTTAGCTTTAATTCTCTTTATCTCTTTCGGCAAAATCCTACCAACCCTTCTCGCCTCGCCGTCAAGTATCATATCTGCGGGCGAGAGCCCGTCGAGAAGATCATTTTCCGCTTTAAGCCAAGTGGTAGATTCGTACCCATTAAGATTATTGCTGAGGTAGCTCAGTATATCTCTGGTATCTTTCATTATATATAAGTACACTTTATCGTTCTGTAGTGTGTATATACATATATAGCTAATGGCTCACGATAAGTCTAAAAAAAATTTTGTTATCCCACAATTGGCACAAAGCGTTCATATCCATTCACTAAGGTTGACGGATAGGCAGAAAAGGTTTTTGTCTATCGCGTTCAACGATGATACTAAGATAATGTTTGTCGCCGGACCGGCGGGCTCCACTAAAACTTATATGGCAGTTTATTCTGCGTTGAGGCTTTTGAGTGCGTCAGATAAGATGGATTTACTATATGTCCGCACAGTCATTGAGAGCGCAGAAAAGGGGCTTGGGGCCTTGCCTGGGGATATAGATGAAAAATTCAATCCCTATATGGCGCCACTGGAGGACAAGCTTTATGAAATGCTTCCTAAAAACAATACTGCCAAAAGGGAAATGCTTGAAAGTGGCAGAATTTCTGCAATGCCGATAAATTATCTTAGAGGAGCAAACTGGAAGGATAAGATCGTAATTGCAGATGAAGCTCAAAACTTTACCTATAAGGAGCTTACGACGCTTGTCACTAGAATTGGGGAGAATTGCAAATTGTTTATTTGTGGAGACTTTATGCAGAGCGACATCAATGGAAAGAGTGGATTTCCGGCCATGTTTGACCTGTTTAACGACAGGGAAAGTGTAAAGAGAGGTATACATGCATTTAGATTTGGAAAAGAGGACATACTGAGAAGTGAAATACTTAAATATATTATCGGGAAGTTGGATAGCGCAAAAAGCTAGAGCTAAATATTTCGGAAGATGTAAATTAAACGTGCCTGATGCCCCCGTTGATTCCAGAGACTGGATCACTTCAAGGATATGGCGAGCCAGAGAGGTTGATCTAAAGGAGTTTTCCAGGCGCGACCTTACGCCTCGCGTCAAGAACCAAGGGTCAATTGGGTCTTGCGTTGGCCACAGCGGCCGCGTTGTTTACGGTTCGACGGAAGAATTCAAGGACAAGGAGCCTAGTGCTATGTGGATTTATAAAAAAGGGCAATTATATGACCCTTGGCCGGGAGAAGATTATTCCGGCACGACCATCCGTGGCGCATGCAAGGGGCTGGTCAAAGAAGGGTGCTGCGAAGAGAAATATTGGCCAGACCTCCGCAAGGAGGGGGCGCCCATGTCTCCTGAGGCTCCGGAGAACGCGCTTAAGTATAAGATTAATGGATACTATGTAATTCCCAAGGGAGATACAGACCGGATTAAGTCGGCTTTATTAAAAGAGCCTCTATGGACGTCGATTAAGGTCAGAAGGCATTTTTTTCAAACCGACAGCACGGGCGTTGTGAATTCTGATAAGTTTTTGTCCTCCGAAGTTGTCGGTGGGCATGCAGTGTCGATGATTGGCTGGAAGGAGATTGACGGGAAGCTATATTGGGAGTTTCAAAATAGCTGGGGGCGATGGTTCGGGAACAAAGGGTACTTTTTCATGGAGGATTCTTTATATCGGGATGCGATCATTAATGCCGTCGGACCCTATTATCTAGACGTTAAGTCCGAGGAGAAAGAACCTGATCCAGAACCTGATCCAGAACCTGATCCAAAGCCTGAGAAGAAAAAGTTTAATAAAAAATATTTAATTATTGCAGCAATGGCGATTACGGCCCTTTGGGCCATTATAGAAATAATGTAACTTTAATAAGGAGAAAAAATAATGGAAAAACAATTCTACCACAGCAAGAAATTTTGGGCAGCCGTAGTGGCCACCGCTGTTCCTATGCTTAATCACCATTTCGGGTGGGGCTGGGATGCGGATCATATCACGACTATTGTGACCCCCATGATAGCCTATATCTTGGGCCAGGGGCTTGCCGACCTAGGGAAAAACAAAAAATAATGGGCGCAATTCTAAATACTATTCTGGGCGCCGGAATCAAGATAGGAGCAAACATCTTGAACGCCTGGCTTGAGCAGAAGCGACAAGATCAGCTCATGCTGGCCGCAAGGGATGAGAAGATGATTGAAGCGGCTATTAAAAGTCAAGCCGCCCAAGCAAAGGATCCGTTCGTAAAAATAACTAGACGAATATTATTTATGTCTATAACATTTACTTTATGTTATTTAATGTTGTTTTATGCTCACAATCCAAATATTAGTTATGATGTTATTGTCCCTAAGGGCGAAAACACTAGGTGGGGTATATTTTCTTGGTTTTTTGGAGGAGAGGACTTTCATGTAGTGAGGCTTACGGGGGGGCTTATGCTTTCTTCGTTTTTAGACCTATGCTTTATGGTCGTAGGTTTTTATGCAATACCCAGTAGGAGGAGATGATGAATAAAATTATATTATTAATATTGTTAATATTTATGAGCACTGGCTGTAGTGGCCCGAAGATATTTAAAAGTCGAAACGCCGCACCGTCCGCTCCGGTGCCAAATGTAGTAGAGTCATTCGAAGCTGTTGATACAGATAAAAATGGGACAATAAACAGGGAGGAGTACTATTCAAATTCTGTATCAATTAATACCGATCAGCCTACATCTGGGTTAGGATGGATTGTATTAGCGGTTATTATATGTACTTTCGGATCTGCGTTTGTATACAGAAAGCAGCGCATTAATGGAGTTTGTAAGTGTAAATAAATATTATGGAAACTGAATTGCTCACAGCCATTGCCACTATCGTGTCTTCTGTTGCTACCTTAGTTGGGGTTTGGGCGAAAAAGAAATGGTCTGAGCGCCACAAGAATACGGTAGAGGGGCACGTAAGGGCGGGATCTAACGTTAATACGGCACTGAAGTATACTAAGCAGATGATGTTCTCCGGTAGGGCTTACGTTCTAGAATTTCATAATGGAGGGCATTTTTTTTCCGGAAGAGGCCAGCAAAAATTTAGCTGTACGCACGAAACTGTGGAGGCGGGGATAAGCTCTGAATGTATTCATTCTCAAGATCATAGGGTTTCTAACTATAGCGAATATATTACGGAATTAGTCTCGGTTGGGTCTTTTTCTTGCTTGGATATTAATGAAATTCGAGACAGCGGTTTCAGGTCCTTGTTGAACTCTAAGGGTGTGCAGGCAATTTATAATGTTCCGATTACGACTTTAAATGGTAAGGTTATCGGAATATTGGGCGTGGATTATATCTCAAAAATCGAAGCATTTCCTGGGGATGTGGAGGGCATGACGACGGAAGAGTTTATGCAAAACCAGGCAAAGCTAATCGCTGGGTATTTAATATAGTAGATTTTTTAACAAAAAAGCCTTATATATAGTATATGCCGTTTACTTATTGTCAGTCATGTGGACATAAAAACCTATACTCAATGGATGTCCCTAAATTTTGTGGGGAGTGCGGAGAATTGTTGTCAAGCAAAGGCGACTCAACTAAACCAAGGACAACGGTTTCTCGAGCAAAGAATAAGCAAGGCGACCGCCTTCGCCAAGAGAGCTCGGACGAGCTGGATGGTACAGATATATACGAAGTCCCAACAATAGGGGATTTTAAATGTAAAGTATCCTCAGGAGGCTTGGGGAATAGAAAGATAAGCTTAGGGGACCTGTTGCCCCCTATAGAGGAAGCAACGGTTGAAGATTCGTCCAATGAAGCGCCCAAGAAAAAAAGACAAAGAAAAAGAAGAAAAACCTCCAAAAGACAAGGATCTTGATGGTGAAGCTCCCCAGTTCTCTTTTGAGGATAAATTCGAAGACATTAATCTGGAGATAAGAAAGCGACGGGGCAAGTGGTTTTTGGACTCCCTGTCCTGGTTTGATTTTGAGGATGTAGAGCAAATTATACGCGCTCATATTTTTAAAAAATGGGACCAATGGGATCAGAGCCGCCCACTAGGGCCGTGGATCAATAAGATTATTACTAATCAAATGAAAAATATTTTGCGTAATAACTATTCTAATTTTGTCCGACCTTGCCTTAATTGCCCTTTTAATCAGTCCAGATCCGGGAAGGATCCAGGAATAACCCCGGGCAGTTTGTGCGGCTTCACCTCAAGCGGGCTACAGGATAGCGAGTGCCCATTGTATTTAAAGTGGAGCAAAACTAAGAAGGCAGCCTATGACATTAAGATGGCTGTCACCATAGAACATCACACTCATGAGGTTGGCTCCATACAGGATACTCAAGTCGACATTGAGGAGGCTGCGGGTAAATTAGCGAAGGCAATGAAAGAGGCGTTGCCCGAGAAGCAATACAAGGTTTACGATATGCTTTACGTCCAACATATGGATGAAGAGGAAGTCGCTAAGGTGATGGGGTATAAGACGAGCGAAAGGGGTCGAAAAGCAGGCTATAAGCAATTGAAAAATTTAAAGAAAATTTTCAAAGACAAGGCTGCGTCTATTTTAGATAAAGGAGAAATTATTATATATGAAACCGCTGCCGGAGCTTACGGAAGATCAAAAGGCATTTATTAAAGAGAATGCTCCAATAATTGGAGATTTGTCCAAATTAACTAGAGACGTTTTTATGGACGACTCCCTTGACGGCAGAACAAGGGAGGGGCGACTTGTTAGAAAATTCATGAAGGAAGCGGGGATTGACTATTCTACTCGGCACATTAGCAAAAAAGATGATATCCAGCTCACAGAGGAGCAAAAGGAATTTATTCGAAACAACTCCGCCGCAGATGTGAGTAGCGTGGCGTTAGCAAGGCTCGTATTTGCCGGGGCAGAAATAAAACACATGAGCAAAGAGTTCTGGGCGGTTCATGATTTTATTCACGAGGAAGGTTTAGATGTTCCTAAAAATGAAACCGCAATGAACATTAAATATTCCCCTCCGAAGGCAGATAGCAAAATAATGAAGAAAATTCAGGATTGCGTCGGCGTCGAAATTTCCGAGGATAAAATGACGGTGCAATACAAACGATGCATAGAGGCTTTAAGGAAGTTTATGTCTGCACCACGGTTTCTTCAGGTAATTGAAACTTACACGGGCCTTGAGGACCGCAATTTGTTTGAGGCAGAATTTGTTAGGGCTACCTGGGATAAGCCGGATCTTACCACGGACGAAATAAATCTGTATATTAATGTTTGTATGGATTATATCCATTTAAAAAGAATTCAAAGCGCAATGGACAAACTCAATAGAATGTTTGATGAAGCGGAGGAGCAGCAAGACATGACCATTAGGTTGACTGAAATCCTAAAAACAAAAAGCGAAGAATACAATCAATGCGAAAAAAGAATGGAATCCTTAATCTCCAAGCTTCAGGGCGACAGATCCAAAAGAATAGCAAGCCAGGTTTCAAAGAACGCAAGCATACTTAACCTAGTGCAGCTGTTTCAGGAGGAAGAGGAAAGGGGTATCATGTTAAAGATGGCTCAAATGCAACAAAAGCTCATTAGCAACGAAATGGATGAGCTGGAAAAAATGCCAGATTGGAAAGCTAGAGTTCTTGGAATATCAAAGTCTGATTCCCTGTGATGTTTACTAAAGAAATATTCGGACAAAAATTTTATTGCCACTCCAAGGGGGTTGATAAATTTAATGACACTTCCGCTTTAGGGCTTTCGTGGAGACCAGGGAGGGATCCTCTTGCTTATGAAATTCGAGATTGTGTGATAGACGGAAGCAAGGGCGACGAGGGGCTTAAGCTGTCTTTTTGCTATGATGTTTATATTGCTGATTCAAAAATCATTGGGGGAACGGAGGACTGCGTTGATATTGTCCGGGGCGGAAATATTCAATTTGTTAATTGTGAATTTATATCAACTAACACAAAACAACATATTACCATAAAGGGTGGCGCGAGGGACATCTCTATATTGAATTGTAAATTTATAAATGATTATTCAAAATGGTGGGATGGGGCATGTGTTGACTTGGGAAATTGGACGGATTACGATGATGTGAATAGGCCGATGGTGAGAAATATTTCAATTAAAGACTGTAAAATGGTCGATATGGAGAGGACCTTACTTGCTCGGGTATTGCACTCCCAGGTCCCAACTGTGACGAATTCTGATGGAAAAATATTCAAGGTTCCAAGGGTCGCGTTGATTGTCTTTTGGCTAGGGCAAAGGTTGGGATACTTTGGGAAACGGAGGAGGATGCCTGCGGAAAACCTTAAAGTATATGATGTAGAGTTATGATTAATTGTAAAATATGCGACAAGGGTTTTACCTCCGAAAAGGGACTTCATTGTCACCTTAAGCAACACGGCACCAATATGGCCGAATATTATACTAAGTATTTTCCTAAATTGAATAAATTAACAGGGGAGCCATTGCCGTTTAAAAATAAAAAAGACTACTTCCGTAAGGATTTTGATAGCAGGGCTCAATTAATTAAGTGGTGCAAGTCTCACGAAAAAAAGGAGGTGGGGGAATATATTCTGAAGTTGCTTCGGGAGAGGATAAGTGACAAAAAGCTTGTGCGGGGTCCTTCTCATGTAGAGTTAAGGTTGGCTGAACTTCCTGATGTGGATACTTATGTCGATCACTTTGGGAGCTATACTCAGGCCTGTCAGAAGGCTGGAGTGGACCCCTTATTTTCTAAAAGGCTTCCCTGTGAGTTTGGGGATGTCGATCTTGATGATATTAAGATTTTTATTGACACAAGAGAACAAAAGCCACTGAGCTTCCGTAATTCAGACGTAATGAAACTTGACTTCGGAGACTATACCGCAGCAGGAAGTGATTATGACTATACCTATATCGACCGAAAAAGCGCAGGGGACTTCATTGGGACATTGAGCGTAAATAATTTAGACCGATTCAGGAGAGAGCTCGAGCGAGCAAGGGATATGGATTGTTATTTGTTTATTATAACAGAAAGCTCCATTAATGAAATTTACAAAAAGAACAGGTGGGGCCCGCATTCGACTAATCTTAAATTTATTTATCATAACATGAGGGTTTTGGCTCATGATTTTGCTGACACATGTCAATTCGTTTTTTCCGGGAGCAGGGAGGCCTCGGAGTTAATTATTCCAAAAATATTAAAACTAGGAGAGGCGCTGTGGGGCGTAGACTTACAATACTATATAGATAAAAATGAGCTGGGAAACGGGAAAGCAACTTAAAAAGAGTAAGGGGCCTCATATTAATGAAATTCTTTTAGATAAAAAGGGTTTCATTGAGGAGCGAGAGGCGAGGATACTCTTGTATAAATTTCTAAGGGAAAACGTAACTTTTGCTACAGATCTACTTTCAGGAATAAAACTTTTTCCTTTTCAACACGCCGCAATCAAGGCCATGTTTGAAACCGATTACTTTATGGGGGTTTGGTCCCGGGGGATGTCAAAATCTTTTACTACAGGAATATTTGCATTTCTAGACGCCATAATGAACCAAGGGGTTGAAATTGGAATACTTTCGAAGTCTTTTCGGCAGGCGAAAATGATATTTAAGAAAATTGAAGATATTGCCTCTAAGCCCGAAGCAGCTTTGCTGGCGCAATGTATCACAAGGAAATCCAAGAGTAATGATGAGTGGCTTATGGAGATAGGAGACTCTAGGATTCGAGCCCTTCCCTTGGGAGACGGAGAAAAGCTTCGGGGCTTTAGGTTTCATAGGATTATAATCGATGAGTTTGCCCTTATGCCTGAGAGGATTTATAATGAAGTTATAGTTCCCTTTCTTTCTGTTGTAGAAAACCCAACGCAAAGAGACGACCTGTATAAGTTAGAGACCAGCTTAATAGAGGAAGGGAAAATGAAGGAGGAAGACCGGCATCAGTGGCCCAACAATAAGCTAATCATGTTATCCTCCGCTTCTTATAAATTTGAGTATATGTATAAACTGTATAGTCAATTTGAGGATCTAATCCTATCTGAAGATGTCGAGCGGGATAATGCGGCTAGAACGATCATGCAATTCAGTTACGATTGCGCCCCGTTGCAACTATATGATCAGAATCTCATTAATCAAGCAAAAAGCTCAATGAGCCATAGTCAGTTTGAGCGAGAGTTCGGAGCCATATTTACAGACGACAGCAGCGGATACTTTAAAACTTCAAGGATGTCTGAATGTACTGTTTCGGATGGAGGCTCCCCTTCAGTTGAGGTAAAAGGGGAGGTTGGGGCAAAGTACCTTTTAGCGTTTGACCCCAGCTGGGCCGAGTCGGAAAGTTCTGACGACTTTGCTATGACGGTATTTAAACTAGACGACAATAAAAGATTGGGCACTATGGTCCATGGATATGCGCTGTCCGGAACAAATCTAAAGCAACATATAGATTATTTTGATTATATATTAAGTAATTTTAACATAGTTTGCATAGTTGGGGATTATAATGGCGGGCTTCAGTTTATTAATGCCGTAAATGAAAGTAGTGTGTTTAAGAAGAAAAAGAGAAAGATTGGACTTATGAGCCCTAATTTTGATAAGCAAGAAGATTACCGGGATGATTTGCTCGCGGCGAAGAGAGAGTACGATCCGGAAGCTAATGTAATTTGTTATTTAAGAAAACCTAGTTCATCATGGATTCGCATAGCCAACGAATTACTTCAAGCGAATTTCGATCATAAGCGTATATGGTTCGGCGCAAGGGCCACGGATGACGCGTATCATGAGCAAAGGAGGAAGAAGATTCCAATTAAGAAAATCAAATTCTTAAGAACTGCAGAGTCTGAATCCCGGCAATCTGACTCCGCAAAAATGATAGACTTTGTGGAGCATCAAACCGATATGGTAGATCTTACTAAATCCGAATGCGCACTAATCCAAATCAAGACTTCTCCACAAGGGACGCAAACCTTTGATCTTCCGGACAACCTGCGAAGGCAAAGCGGGCCCGAGAAAGCAAGGAAAGACTCGTATTCTGCGTTAGTACTTGGTAATTGGATGATTAAGATATATTATGATATGACGGAGCTTGAGGCAGATAATGTCCAATCTACTTTTACTCCGATGTTTATCGGGTAGTTTTCTCGAAGAAATATAATAAGTGTAAGATTATTCTAAAGAGTTATGGAAAAATTTAAATATACTGCAAAATTCAAAAGCGTTGTTACTGCCTCTTCTGTTGTTGAGGACATGAATATTTCGACTGCATCGCTTGAGCCCCTTAAGGAATTAATTCCGGATAGTATAGATCTAGACAGAAATATCGATCTGGTCGGTGTGGCATTTAATGCTGCGGTGGTTAATAAATTTAATCAAAACGGGGATGGGATTGACACTATGTCGGCGATGGCAATTAAGGATTATTTTATTCATAAGCCCACAAACATAGAACACCAAAAGGACAATATCGTTGGCCATATCGTGTCTGCAGAGTTTTCCGAGTACAAGGGTGAGGGAGAAATCTTAAGCGAAGTGGATGCAAGCTCAAGCGATCCGTTCAACATATCTTTGGGGGCAGTAGTATATAAGACTGCGTCGCCGGAGTTTGCGGATGTACTGCTCGCTTCTTCTGATCCTGAAAGCGAATCATATAATAGTGTTTCCGCAAGTTGGGAGATAGGCTTTAACGAATTTGCTGTTGCCGTCGGCAACGGTAACATTGGGGACTCGGAGGTTATTACTGATCCTGCTGAGGTGGAAGCCTTGACCCCTCATTTAAAATCATTTGGTGGTAGCGGCGAACTTGAAGATGGGCAAAAGGTCAATAGGCTTATTGTTGGTGAGATATACCCCTTGGGGATAGGGTTCACTAATACCCCCGCAGCAGATGTTACTGGAGTCCTAACTAAAGAATCTTTGGCGGAGGATAAAGAAAAAGTTGACGATCAACGCGTTAGGGAGCATTATACTGATAAAGAAAAAAGTTCTCATTTAGAATCCACTAATGTAATACAATCTGACCACGAATTTTTTCTTAATACTATGGAAAAGCAAGAACTATTAAAAGATATTGAACAGCTCCTTTCTGAAAAGGCGGCTGCGAAGGACTTTTCGGATGAAGCTATTGCCAACATTACTAAGGTTTTTCATGACGCCATTCGCGAGAAAAGCCAAGAGTATGTCGACCAGATCGAACAAGCAAAAGCTGACCAAGCCGAAGCCCAGACTCAGAAAGATGAGCTGGCAAAAACACTCTCGGAACTTCAGGAGAAGCTTACCGAAACCGAAACCAAGCTAGAAGGTCTCGAGGAAGAGAATGCTGAAAGAGAAGCGCGTGCGAGATTTGATTCCCGTATGGAGGCGATTGAGGAATTGTATGAGCTTGACAGCGAAGACAAGAAGATCGTCGCATCGGAAGTTTCTTCTCTGGATCTAGCCGACGAAGCTTTCGCAGAATATCAAGAAAAGCTTGCGGTATTATTCAAGACAAAGAATAAAGAGTATTTACAAAAATTGGCCGACGAAATGGAAGCCAAGATCGAGGCCGAAGTTACCAAGAGATTGGAATCTAAGGCTACTACCGAAGAAAGCGTTAAAGAAGAAGCTGTTGAAGAGGCTGAGGCTACCGCAGATGTGGAGCAGTCCCTCGACCAAGCGACTTCTGAAGACGCAAGCCTTCCTAATAACAATGGAGAATCCATTGAAACTGAAGAGAGCCTCCGCGAGAGATTCGCGAAAGCTTTTCGGGACAGTGTGAAGGTGACATATTAATTTTAGAGGAATAAAATAATGGCAAAAAGATTAGAACCATTCAGAGATTATAGCGAGCACGAGGTTATTAACCTCTTTTCGTTGAAGGTAGACGGACTGGCCAACTTTCAAGCGTTGGTGCCAGGAGGTACTGCCGATAAAGACTGGGACTCGGGAGTTGTGGTTGCGGCGGAAGATAACGCCCAGTTACCAGGTGATCTCCCCTCTGGCCTAGCGAGTACTGGAGCTCCGTTTAGAGCATACTTAGGCAACGAACCTTCGAGCGCCTATGTTGGTTATAACGCGTATCCAGTGAATGATATGAATGTCGTTAAGGCATCATCTGCAGCGGGCAACCCCGCTTTAGGTATCACACTTAAGGAAACATTGGCTTACGACGAAAACGGAGAAAATCTTCTTCGTTATCCCGTAAAGAAAGACGAACTTCAATGCGTACTTCCTGGACAAACTGTTCCCATTCTAACTAGAGGCATGGTCCTTCTCACGAACGACGCCCTAGATGGAGATGGTGGAGTTGGAAAGGGACTTACCGTTGGTGGTGCTGGCAAGGAAGGCCTATTTAAGGTCGACGATGCCGCAGCGGGTGACGTTGGCAGAATTATCGCCAAGAATGAGGACGGAACCAAGTGGCTTTGCAAGATTTCTTTCTAACTTGAGGAGAATAACAACATGGAAATAAAAATCGAAAGAACTCCAGAGCAAGTCGAGCTTATTAAAGCTATGGCTTCCAAGAACCGCGATGTAGCTTATGAAGCCCAAGCGGCCCTCGGCGATTTCATCGGACCTCTTTTGGCCGAAGTCGTTAACACGGCTCCTACGCTGAGCAACCTATTTAGCTCTCTTCAGTTTGGTTCTGAAGACAACGCTAGTATTCCGTTGGACCTTTACCACGATATTACAGACGAAGACTACATCCAGATCTGGAGTCAAAACTCCCCTGGCGGCCTTCCGACCAATCACGTGGCTCCTGTCCAACAGGAAATGAAATTTACGACCTATCGTTTGGATAGTGCGGTTTCTTTTGACAAGAGATTCGCTCAACGTTCCAGGCTTGATGTCGTTAGTAAGACATTTACAAGAATTGCCCAGGAAATCCTTCTCAAGCAAGAGAAGACTTCTGCGGTTATGATTATGACTGCCTTGGCCAATGCCGAAACGAATGGACTGAAGCATGTCTTCCGGTCGCATTCGAAGGATCGCTTCCTTTTGGCAGACCTTAACAAACTGTTTACTCTCGCTAAGAGAATTAACACTTCGTGGACGAAAGGCACTCCTGCCGACCGCAGGGGTCGTGGGGTTACTGACCTCATCGTTTCTCCCGAAATCGTTGAGGAACTGCGTGGATTGGCTTATAACCCAATTAACACAAGAAGTAATGTAACTCATTCTGATGGCGGCGGCGGTAAAATCGCGGGCGGCGGAGACATTGCTGGAACCGACAGCTTTAGAGATAAGATCTTTAATTCCGCTGGCATTCCTGAGTTCTATGGTGTTTCCATCATGGAAATCAACGAAATGGGTAAGGAGCAAAAGTGGAACACAGTGTTTGACACTGCTTCTGGCGATAAGGACTGGGACAAGCACGGCGATGGCGGAGTCGGCGATGCTGATGTTAAAAACGCCACCGACGAAACGTTCGACGGAGACAAAGAGGAAATCTGCCTCGGTATCGATCTATCCAAGGAATCCATGCTTCGCGCTGTCGCAACCGACGCGGAAAGTGGTTCTGAGTTCGATCTCGTCGTTGACGACCAATGGGTATCCCGATCACAAAAGATTGGTTACTATGGCGCTATCGAAGAGGGTCGCATGATCCTTGACGACAAGGTTCTCACAGGCATAATTGTATAAGGCTTTAAAACCTTAGTTTTTAAACAAAAAATCCACCTTATGGGTGGATTTTTTTGTTTTTCACGCACACCATATATATGTGTATCTCCTAAGAAAGGTATAAGGAAGTATGAGTACTAAAAAAACAAACAAGAAGAGAGCTGCCTCTAGTAAGGGTAAGCCCGCCCGAGGGGTTAAGCCAGCTAAGCGAGCTAAGGCCGCCAAGGCCGCCAGGAAGCCGGAATTAAAAGATTTAAATCAAACCACAGGAAAAACGTACGAGCAGAACTTAGAGTACGTTAAAAAGCTAGAGGAGATTCTGGAGGTAAGAAAGAGCAATCCGTACGGAACGAATGACGCCAGGATATTTGAGGAGAATATGGCGGGAATGAGTCTGACCGAACTCCAGGAGGTTGCTGTGCGCGCAGGGGTTTTTCCTTCGGGGAATAGGACAATCTTGAAAAACAAACTCACAAAGGCTTTTAAGTCTGAGAATCTTGGCACAAATGTTGTAATTGATAATGGGCCACCGTTTGAGCTTGACCCAAATAACCCCAAGCATAAAAAGCTTATCGAAATTCTGGAGGAATAGCCATAGTGTCCGCTTTATCTGATCTGGCAACGCAAATTTATGACTCGGAATTATGTTTCTCGGAGTCTGCGGAAGAACGTGCAGCGGAAATAGCATTAATTACTGCATGGCTTGAGGCTCACTTGGGGGAGCTCAACACCCTCATAAATACAAATTTCGAGTTAACGGATTTATCTCTTATTCTTCAGGAGGAAAAATCTATCCTTAGGGAAATGTATTTGCTTCAATACTATAGGCGACAGAGCAGGAATGTGCTTAGGCTTGTTGATGGATCTCAAGGGGAGTTGGATTTCCATACTATCAGAGAAGGGGATTCGGTTATCACCCGCACAAATAAAAGCGAAATAGCAAAAAACTACAGAAGCTTAATTTCTCACACTCAGCAAAAACTGGATGCACTGGTACATAGTTATAATATGTATGCCGCGAGGCCTGGACAAATTTCAGGCGATGACGCTCCGGCTTAATTTTTTGGTGTAATTAAATAGGATGAATGATCTAGAGGATATTAAATTCTCCAGAATGGAGTCTGAGGCGGAGGACTCGAACTCCATTCGGATGTACAAATCTCAGTTGTATCAAATTGCAAAATGCGCGCAGGGCCTATTTGAGCTCTTGCAGGATGGCGATGTTTTGGAAGACTGGGTGCAACAAAGGATCATGACTTCTTATGACCAGATAGAAGAGGCCTTTAAGTTCGTAGAGTACGAAAAGCTCTACCCCTCTGCGCCAGCTCCAGAGTTGCCGTCAACAGACGAAGAGGAGCAAAAGGACAAGAATAACTTTTTATCTAATGAAGACAAGCGATACCCCACCCCATCTGAGGGAGAATCCGGCGACGGATTTATGGGGAGATGTATAACGGACCCAAACATGAAGCAGAGATACCCCGAGCAGAGCGATAGATTTATGGCGTGCATGTTAATCTTTAACGACGCCCCGGAAGAGGCCACCGAGAATCCTGGGGAAAAATTTGAAGATCCTATGGTTAAGGAAGAGGAGGCGTTTGATCCTCAGAAGCCGGTTTTGCCGTAATGGAATAACTTACTTCTCCGACGGACCCAGTGAAAGAGATTTTTTCGCCGTCTTTGAGCTTCCCGTTAATTAGGAGTTCAGCCAGTTCGTCCTCTATTTCTTTTTGAATTATTCTTGCTACAGGCCTGGCGCCATAGTTTGAATCTTGAGTTTTCTCTATAATTGAACTTCTTAGATTCTTTCCTATGCGTAGGGATATGTCTCTTTCCTTGAGTTTCTTCCTTAATGGTTTGAGCTCTAAGTTTAATATCTTGGAAAAATCTTCTTTACTAAATGAATTAAAAACTATAACTTCTGTTATCCTGTTTACAAACTCTGGCCTAAGTGCTTGGCTCGCCTTTTCGGTAATTTTGTCAACAATAATAGAATGCTGGTCTTCTGCTGCTGCGAATCCCATACTACCGCCCTGTCCGGCAATTTCCGAGCCTATGTTGCCTGTTAGGATAATTATGCTATTTGTAAAATCGCCAACCCTTCCTAGTCCGTCTGTTAATCTACCCTCCTCGAGGACCTGTAGTAGAGACTGGATTACGTCTGGGTGTGCCTTTTCTATTTCATCAAATAATACTACGCTATATGGGTTTTTTGTGATTTTGTCTATTAGCGCGGAACCCTCTTCGTAGCCAACGTAGCCTGGTGCAGCGCCCGATAGTCTTGTGCTGGAAATTTTTTCAGAATACTCGCTCATGTCTACCGCAATTATTTCAGAACTACTCCCAAAAAGGGATGAGGCTATCGTTTTTGCGGTATAGGTTTTACCCAAACCGGTCTGACCTAGAAGCAGAAAGCTGCCGATTGGTTTGCTCTCATTTCTGAGTCCAGATTTTGAGCGTAGTATTGCTTTGCAGATTGTCGCGACCGCATGGTCTTGCCCAATAATCTTTGATTTCATTTTATCTTCAAGGTTGAGAAATCTCTGGGCGTCAGTCCTTGAGAGTTCTGCCATGGGCACGTTGGTGAGTTGGGAGACGGTTCTGTAAATATCCTGAGGCCTTATTCGTTTTCTGTTTTTAAAGTTTTTGTTTGCCCAGTTCTGCAGGGACTTTGAGTATTTTTCTAGAAGGTCTTCTTGTTTTTTGTTTACTCCTGAGCAATCTATTCCTTGACCTCGTAGGATATCTTCTTCTCTCATGAGGTCTTCCAGTTCTAGCTCCATTGCCTTGCTTTTCTTAGGCCGGACAAAAGATTTTATTTTTACTTTTGCGCCTACTTGATCTAATATGTCTAGCGCTTTGTCAGGGAATTGCTTTGACGGAATGTATCTTGCTGCCAAATCTACTATGAGCTTAAGGCACTCTTGGTCGTAGTCTACGTAATGGAATTCCTCATATTTATGTTTTACCCCCTTAAGTATCTCTAGGGTTTCCTTTTCGCTTGGTTGCCTGCATGTTACGGGCTGAAATCTTCGATCAAGCGCACCGTCTTTAAGTATGCTTTTTTTGTATTCTTTGTTTGTTGTCGCTCCAATGCATCTTATGGCTCCTTTTGAAAGGAGGGGTTTTAATATGTTTGCCGCATCCATTGTTCCTTCTGCGCTGCCAGCGCCGACTAAGGTGTGCAGCTCGTCAATGAATAAAATTATCCTATCGTCTTCTATCGCTTCTTCAAGCATTCCTTTGAGCCTTTCTTCAAATTGCCCCCTGTATTTGGTTCCCGCAATCATAGAGGCTAGATCTATCCCGTATATCTGCTTATCAAGCAGGTGTTCTGGTGCGGAGCTTTTTACTATAGACTGCGCGAGGCCCTCTACGATTGCAGTCTTCCCAACGCCAGGGTCTCCCAGGAGTACTGGGTTGTTTTTTATTCTCCTGCATAAAATTTCACATACCTCCAGGATTTCGGATTCTTTTCCTATTATTTCGTCAAATTTATTATCTGCCGCCATTTCCACATAATTAACCCCGTACTTATCGATCATCGTTTGGCGCCGGGGCTTACTCTGGGAGGGCTCTGCCCCTGCTTGGTTCTGGGGGTTTCCTTGGGGATTTATAAAGAAAGGGTGGAACCCTCCTATGATCGGGACCTCCGGCACTGTAAGCTGAAAATAGTTTTTAATTTGTTCAATAATCAGATCTTCGGGTATGTCGAGGAGTTTGAAATACTCATTAATCGGAGAACCGTCATATTTTAGCATTGCTAAAAGCATGTGCTCTATCCCTACATAATCATGCCCAAAATTTTTGCTAATTAGTGCAGCTATTTCTAGTACCTGCTTGAATTTTGGATCAAATTCGGGAGTGTCTTCAGAGGCGTGGAAGACTGCCTCTTCCTTTATTCTATTGGAAATGGCAGTAATAAGATTAGCAGGGCTGATTCCCACTCCCAAGAGCACTTCGTGGATTACTCCTGCTTTGAGGTGCAGTATGCCCAGGAAAAGATGCTCGAGCGCAACGGTCTTCGAGCCCATGTCTTTGGCGGTTTTTTTTGATATTTCTATTGCCCTCTGCGCTCTGGGGGTAAAGTTTGGTTTGTGCTCCATCATGATAACTTACACTATTTGAGGTCTGCGAGCTTCATGTAAATTTGCTCATCCATAATTTTCATGTCTTCCAGAAAGAAGGCGTCTTCCCCTTTGGAGCCATAGGCAATTACTATACTGTTTTTATCTGGAACGTCGTTGTCTTCCAAGAATTCGTCCAGCCTGTTACCTCTTCGACTATTGCATAGCATGCATTGAAATACTCCTCTCTCGTCTGCAATTTCAATTTTCATATACTTATTTCCGCTTCTACTGGTCCTCACAAAAGAATCCTGCACCATCCCTATAATTCTTCCTGCGGAATTCTTGCCCATTAATTCGTAGTCGCTATAATTTACAAATGTTTCAGGTTTTCTTGAGAATACAGACCTTAGGTTTTGGCTATAAGAATATCCTAATAGCTGATTCTCAAAATACCAGTCTGCGAAACTCTGAGACTTGCTATTTTTTATGTAAATTTGCTTATAGGGCTCGTACTTTTTCTTGAAGGTCTGAAATCTAGACTCCTTAAAGAGGGGTCTCCCGTCGTCCCCGACAAGATCGTTGTCTCTTGCGTGGACTATAGAATCTAGCAATCTATACTCAAACTTTGGGCCTAGTTCGACAAAGTTTCTTTTCTCCCTCTCTGTCAGGGAGTTGAATACTTGAGCCTCCAATACTAGCAGCGGCCTGCTGCCGTTGTAATTGGAGAGAGCTCCGGCCTGGATGAGGGCGCAAACCGTACCTATATTCAGTCCGGCCTGCTTGGCAGACATGAACATGTCATATTTTGAGGTTCCGCTCTCTTTTCTGAATTCCATTAAAGACTTAAGCGACTTTTCGCTAATTCCCTTAATGCTATTTAATCCATAGCGTATATCTGGACCCTCTATCGAGAAGTCCATTTTTGACTTTGCCAAATTTGGAGGCAATAGTTTAATGCCAAAAGAAGATAGCTCTTGACTGATTTTGCCAATCTCGTCTTGAGGGCAGGGCTCAAATCTAGTCATCTGAAGCAATGACAAGAAGAACTGTTGGGGGTGTTTGAATTTTAGATATGTTGTCCAGGCTGATAGAGTGGAGTATGCGATTGAGTGACTCTTGTTGAACGAATAGTTTGCGCTATCTTCTGCCACTCTCCATAGGACGTCTCCGGCTTCTTTATCAACTCCGTTTTCGGATATTTTATCTTTAATTTTTTCTTTCCATATCGGCATTTCTTTGATTTTCTTTTTACCCACTATTCTTCTTATTTGCTCCGATTCGTCAAGCGTGAATCCAACCTTTACGGCCATTTGCATTAACTGCTCCTGATACAGTGGGATGCCGCCGGTGTGCGAGAGGATGTCGTCGAAGAAGGGATGTATGCTTTGGAAGTTGCCCGTGGAAACGTGATTGTGATAATTATCTAAGAAGTCCAATGCACCTGGGCGAGCGATTGCCAGTACTGCGCTCAGCTCTTCTATATTTTTGGGCTGAATTTTCTTGCAAACCTTATAGTCTGTATCTGCCTCAATTTGGAAAAGCCCATGAGGGTGGCGAAGGTCTTGCAACGGGAGATAGACCCCTTCGTCATTTATGTCTATGTCCTCAGCCGATATGCCCACTCGCTTGCAGGTCGTATTGATAACGCTTAATGTTCGAAGTCCGAGTATGTCGAATTTAACCATTAATTCTGAAACCCAATTCATATCGTACCCGGTAATAAGGCTTCCGTCTTTCGTCTTTTGTATTGGGCATATGTTTGAGATATTTTCTGCGGCAATTGCGATGCCGGAGGGATGAACTCCCGTGTTCTTGTTCAGGTTTTCAAGTTTTTTCGCAACACCGAATATGCGCGGATTGGCGTCGGCCCATTCCTTAATTTTTTCGCTTTTATTATAGGAATCGCTAAGAGGGTCTACTTTGCCAAATTGCTTAGGAATCTCGTCCGTAATTAGTGAAATTTCCTGCTCGTCTAATTCTCCTACTATTTTCCCGCATTCCCTAAGGCAGAGTTTGCTGCTAAGCGTATTTAAAGTTAATATCTTTGCAGTGCTATTTGGGTGTTTTCCCTCGATGTATTTTATTACTTCTTGCCTATGCTCGTAGGCTATATCATTGTCAATATCCGCCAGTAGTCCTCCGTCAAGGTATTTTACTCCCTTATGTTCTGTGGATTTTGCCCTGCTTTTAGAGACAAATCTCTCAAAAAAGAGATTATGTTCTACCGGATCTATTTTTGTTACGCCTATCAGATATAGAACAAGCGAGCCAGCCGCCGAGCCACGGCCAGGCCCAGTAGGAATATTGTTATTATGACAATACTCAAGAATATCCCAGTTAAGTAAAATGTAGTCGATAAACCCAAGCTCGTCAAGGATTTTGAGTTCCATTTTTGCTCTAGAATAATAGGTCTGCTTTTCGTCATCGTTTTTCTTGTTAATATTTTTTTCTTTTACTCCCTTTAGGCATAAGTGTCTAAGGAAGTCGAAATTGGATGAATCGCTCGGGATTTCGAGCTCGTCGTAATATTTCTTATTGATCTTAATATTCGGAAGCAGTACACCTGGGGGCATGCAGTCTTTGTATTTTTTGAAGTTGGATATCATACCTCCACCTCCCATAGCATTTTTTGAAATACTTCGTTGTTTTTCTCTATGTCGTAAAGCGCATCATGCAATTTTTCCGGATTGTAGTTTATTCCGTAGTCCTTGCAGCATTGCTTTAGTGTTACCTTCAGGCCTTTTTGGCGGTGGTTTAATAGCCTATACTGCCACGATAGTAGGTCTGTCCCCTTCTGCCTCTTTATACCCGCTTTAATAGCCCTCCCAAGGCACACGGTGTCTAGCGTATTTTCTATATATGAGTAGTCGGAGGTTTTCCCGCAAAGCTTGCGGTGGATATTGTGGATATATAAGTCGAATCCGAGTATGTTGTGTCCGACGGTTAGGATTTTTTTATCGTATAAATATTTTTCGAAGTGATCTAACGCCTTCAGCGGGCAGCTTTTTCTCTTATTATACTTGGCGTAGGAAAAGCCTGTTATTCTGGCTGCGTCTTTAGAGACGTTGATGTCTGGCCAAGAGAGTATGTAGTCGGCTTTGTCTAATATTTTATTGCCCTGAACTAAAAGAAATGCAAGCTGCCAAGGTTTATTATCTTTTGACATGAGGTTGAGGTTGCAGGTTTCATAATCAAAAATAAGATATTTCTGTTTGTCTTTAAATCTTAATAGCGATTCTTTCATTTTATATCTCCCCTTTCTGGGTTGCCGTAATTAATTACGAGCTCTTCGTTTTGTTGTATATCTTTAGATGCATTATAGTCGAAGCAGAAGTCGTCTTCATTAAAACAATAATCAATATTTGGTTTGTCTGAATGATTAAATATCATTCCGTTTCCGAGTACAACTGCCGAATCGAATAGTTTGTCTAGCGATTTATATCCAAGCTCAACGCAGTTCTTTATTGCTTGTGAGCGCTCGCTGCCCGCGTCCTTCTTGTTGTCGATTAGATTTCCTAGAAAAATCTTAAGGAATGTTTCCTTGGAGGATTTTATTGATTCTTCATTGGTTATGGCAAACATGTATCTCAAGAGTTCCTTATCTCTGCCGCCTTTATCTTGTTCTGGTATAATGAAATGGCATTGCTCTATGAGTTCTCCCCTGCGAAAGGGTTCAGAGGCGAAAACGCCCCTGCCTGAAATAGGGGATCTGTCAAGGAAGGTTTTCCCTGAATTGTATAGCTTGTATTTCATTTTTTCTTCTTAAGTAGGCTCTCGAAGCTAAATTCATCACTTCCGAAGTGGTCTAGATTCGGTTTTGACAGAGAGCTCTTTCCGAACCTTCTGCTGCATATGCATTTATAGACCTGCAAGGCTTCTGCGTCTTCTTGGTTTTCGTAGTAAATGGATTTAACTAACTGCGTGTCATGCCCTCTTGATTCGGCATATGCTTCGACCTTCTGGCGAACGAGATTGTCAAAAGGTAGGTTGTTTTCTTCGAGAAAAAATAGCGGACTGAACGCGGACAGGTCTGGCGTGCAACTGTCAAACGTCATTATATTTTTATATATAAAAGAGTCGTAAAACGGTATGCAGAGCATAAGCTCCTTACTGTTCCAGAATTTTTTTAAGTTTTCGGTTGAGATACATTCTTTATCTCCCGCGAACGCTTCGCTGTATATTTGATTTAATCTTTTGCATCCTTTTGAGTTTTTTGCGAAGACGATAATCTTATGGTCTTGCTCGCAGATTTTGAGCAAAAGGCCGAAGCATAACTGTATTCCTAGCTCCGCTGATATCGTGAGCGCCTGAGGAAATCCGGTCAGTGAGTTTTCTACCAAAAATATTTCTTTTAGGTTGTTCTTTTGAGCGATACTAAATACGCTGGTTGAGCCGCCCTCGGTTTGCTTGTCTGGGTGGTCGAGCGTTAATATGCTTTTGCCAATGCTGTAGTGAGAAGTAAATAGAGGAATCATCTTAATCGGAATTGTATATAGTCTACCCGATTTAAGCTTAATTGTCAAGGTTAATGTATGTCTAGGTGAGGAAACCTTGGCTTTTGTTGCCCCTGTCTGCTGGGGCGTGTGTTTTAGGAATGGACTTTAGAACGGAATCGTCCGCTAGCCGCCGATGTTTTTTCCCTCTGGCAGTTTGCCTCTAACTTCGTCAACAAGACCCATGTCTAGCGCTTCGTCTGCATTTATCCACCAATCTTTTCTGTTCCAATTTCTTTTAATTTTTAATTTTGTAAGATTTGATCTAGAGGTGAAAATTTCAATTATCCTTTCTTCAATTCTTTTAATTAATTCCACCTCATCTTCAATTTCAAAAGTTTTACCAATGGCCCCAAAGGCTGCCCGATGTATTAGTATCCAAGATTGGTGCCCAATCCAGCGATGTTCGCCAGCTTGAAGCAATATGCCCGCCATAGATGCAGCCATACCTAAAGATCCTGTTGTGATTTTGTGACCCGCAAATCTTAATTGCTGGATGTAGTCAAATAATTCAAACCCCGCAGTTATTCCTCCGCCAGGGGAGGCAAATACAATTTCTATATCACACCCTGGAGAGCATCTCGACCATTCAGTTAGGGCGTCTCTGCATTTTTCAACTGAGGATTTATCTACCCCACCACTGAATCGATATACGCGATTTTCCCTATCAACGGAAAGCCTTTTTTTTCTTTCTTCCTGATACCTTTCGAACTCAAACCTTTCCTTTTGAGCTCTTGTCTCTGCGGTATCCGCTTCAGCTATAACTTTCCGAGCTTCAGCCTGAGCTTTTGATGCTTCGGCTTTTAATTTTTCGACATTAGCCTCTATCTCTTCTGGTGTTCGGTCCTTACTTTTGTTTGACATACAATATATTGTGTTGTCGGGGAGGCAAAAAGTCAATCAATCTTTTGGTTATATTTACCGTCCGTAAGTCCAGCGCCCTTTGCTTGAAGGTCCAGACCCACTCGTTTCGAAGCCTTGAAGATCAAGTCCAAATAGTATTGTGGATCACCCTCAGACTTCGCGTGATACTCATCACTGAAAACGATTCCGTTCTTATTCTTGATATTGTGCAGGTTGTTGTCTCTGTGATACTTCTTGAGGTTCGTCCCCGGTTTTTCCAGGTACCCCTCTCCATTCCACGCGCACTCGACAAGCTCCTTGAACGACTTTGCAAAAGTGCGTCCCCTGTCCACTTGGAACATTATGCCTCTGTATAATCCGCCGTATCCGTTCAGGTTCGATCTAAGCTTGCCCAAGTCTGCGCTATACGCATTTTGTGGGGTCTTATTAAAATTGGGTAGGTGATAATCGGGGGCCGCTTCATCTTGGAACGCAATCGCTAGAACATTGTCTTTCTTTGCTGCTTCCGTATAGAATCTCAGCGTTCGTTCTCCCGAGTTATCTATAATGGTCACCCTCTTATTGTATAGAGACTCGTCATTATTATAGTAGGGAAGTAGCGCGTCCTTCATAAGAGTGTCCTTCATGATGTCCAGCTGGCGCCTGGTTGCGAGAATACTCCCACTTCCGTCGACATGGATCATAATGTGCAACGCTCCATCGGGCGGCAAATCGTATTCGTGCTTTCCGTGTCCGTGCCCGTGTCCGTGCCCTTTGCACTCACCTCCGCACTCGGCGCACCCCTTGGGGGCAATTCCAATTCCGAGTTGCTTCTTAACCATGCCGGTTACCAAGCCGGCCGCAACACCTGATCCTGCTCCACTGACTAAGCCGCCAACCCCGCCAAATTGGGGGAGGGGAGCCGAGCCGGAATCGAGGGGGGTGCTTGTTTTATCTAGGGGGTTAGAATAGCTAAACACTTCGTCTCCATCGCTTAGGCCGTCACCATCTGTATCGGCATTGTTTGGGTTGGTTCCAATTTGAGATTCAACTGAGGCGGGAAGCCCATCTCCGTCTCTGTCGTTTTCGGGGGTAACTTCCAGATTGCCGGGAATGATGGGAGATGTTCCTACTCCTCCTAGGGTAGGGACGGTTTCTCCGTTGAGTACTGCCTGTCCAACTCCGGCGCCAATGCCCGCAAATCCTGCTGCGGCGCCAACACCGGCATTTCCAATACCAGCTCCAACGCCCTGGCTGGGGTAGTTGTAGGCGTACAGGTTTCCTTTATCGACTCCGTAGCCTTTTGAGCCCATTTCTGCATTTTTGAAATCGTCAATATCAAAATCTAACTCACCTTCATCGTCTTCTGCTAGCGTAACTCCAGCGAAATCGTTTCCGTCTAATCCAAAGTCTTCGCCGACTTCTTCAGTGTTTTCCTCGAAGGGGTTTGCCTCATTTAGCCTCCTATCTAGAATTCCAGCATCAATGTCTTCAACCAACCGATCTCTTCTATTGTTTTTATTATCAACAAAAGAGTTATTACGAACCCCATATAGCCTATCACCGACGCTAGCGCCAGTCCTATTGCTATAATTGTGTCTATCAATTGTTTCATCAATAATTATATTATCGCGCCTATCTATTAATAGGTTTTCATTTCTAGTGTCTCTTGCTATCGCGATATTACCCCTTAGGTCGTCCCTTTCGACCAGTCTGTTGGGTACGTTATCAATAATTACACCTGATAGCCTATCTACGCCTATACTATTGTCTCTAATATATGTTGTTGGGTGCCCGTCTATATAGATTATTTCTTTTTCTTTTGCGCTAACTTCGTCTGGCGGCTCTAGGGCTTCCGTTTTATCTTCGTCAGAAGCCTTGACCACTGTAAGGTCTTGATCTTCAGCCATCAATTCTGTCGGTTGGTTCAGTATTACTAATAAGCTAAATAGCATTAATGTTATATATCCTATAATTAAATTAATAATGGATAGTTGTTTGAGTTTTTTATTTTTCATTTGTTTATATTATACGAATAATTCTGTAAGTATTCTACCTGAGTTAATTATTGGGTGAGGTCTCCCGCTGTGATCATAGTAATTGTGTTTTGGGTTTATTCCCATGTGGTCATAAAGCGTAACTAGTACGTCTGGAGGGGTTATTCCTGTTATGGGCTCTGAGCCAGTTTTGTCGCTTTCTCCGGCGACAACGCCCCCGCTCACCTTTCCTCCTGCGATGGCGGCAGCCATTGAGCGAGACCAATGGTCTCTGCCTCCATTGGCATTAATCTTTGGGGTTCTACCGAATTCACCCCAAGCTACAACCATAACGTCTTCCATCATGCCTCTGGAATGAAGGTCGTTAATTAACGCGCTAAACGCCACGTCGAACTGGGGCAGGTTCTTGTTTCCCATGCTTTTGTCGCTCGCTTGATGAGTGTCCCAGCCAAAGGGAGTTTTTACGGTAACCATTTTTACGCCGTTTTCAACTAAGCGCCTTGCGAGTAGTAAATCACGGCCGAATCCTGGGCCATACAAATCTTTTGTGAATGTAGATTCTTTTTCAATATCGAAGGCCTTTGCTGCTTGCCCGCTAGTAAGTAGTCCTTGAGCTTTTATGTTGAATTCATCAATGGACTTCGTCATTCCAGATTTATCTAAAACCGACCTAAAGTTATCGAAGGATTTTAATAAATCTCCTCTATTGTCAACTCTATTAATGGTTAGTGATTCGTTGAGTGTGAAATTCGTGTCTTTGTATGTTTCGCTAGAAGAAGGGCGAGTCTTTGTTTCATAAGGCCCGAATTCATGAGGCAAATATCCGGGACGAGTTCCTCTGCTGTGGTTGGGGATAACAACATATGGGGGAACTTCGCCGTCTCTCTTGGCATGTTCCGCAATTGTTGATCCTATGCTGGGGTAAAAATTTTGTTGCTGATTAGGCTCCTTGGCTTTGTAGCCAGAGTGCATAATTTCATGCGCAGAGCTATGGTTGTTGTTGTCGTGGTATAGCCCCTTAATTATGGCCCATTTGTCCATGCAGTCCGCGCACTTAACTAGATGCTCGGGGAGCTGTATCCCGTCTGCAACTGTAGGGATCGCCTCAAAGTGCCCCTTGAATGGTTGGGGTGCGTATGGTTTAGGGTCAAAGGTTTCGTGATGTGACGGCCCTCCATTCATCCAAACAACGATAATCGATTTATTATCATTAAGTGCTCTTTTATTTGACGCAAGCAATTGGGGCAAGGTGAGACTGCCAATTCCAGTTGCTGCGCCAACCTCTATAAAGGTTCTCCTTTTCATTATTTATAATTACACAGACCGCCTGAAGCCCTGTATCCTCTCCGCAATTTTTTCGTCTATTGGGGTGGGGCTTATTTTGATTTGATCTATTTTGAAATACCCCCACTCTGTGTGTTCGTAATTCAATGTAGGGTGGACCATTTCATCAAGTTCATAAGTATATAGGCGTAGGTCTTCAACTAATTCTTGATGCACAAACATTTTTTTATCTAGATTTAGGCCAGTCTCCTCGAAGACCTCTCTGTGTGCAGCGATATAGTGGGCTTCATTTTCTTCTACTGCTCCGCAAAAAATCGACCAATACCCGCCGTATTTGACTCGTTCTTTTGTATGTGGACATATCTCTATTCTTTTTGCTAAAAGAATAAGGTTCTTGAATAGGAGCGCGGTGCCAACATAAGGGGCTTGTTCATAGTTCTCCCCTGTCTTTTCTTTTCCAGTATGGGCATCCTTCATATTCTTTTTCCTTGATAGTTTCTCCTTCGAGTGCGGACTCCTTTAGTCCTTCGAGGTCATCAATAAATACACTTTTTTTAATATTCCCCCCTTCGTCTACAAGAGAATAATACTTAAAGGGCTTCCTGAAGGCACATATGAAGGCTTTAATTGGGTTTCCGGAGGAATCTAGCACGTTCTCTCCTTTGCACTTTTTAAATCCATCTTTCCCGCACGCTAGCGGCCCGCCAAAGGTTCCATCCTTGGGGTAATCTTGTGCCCCCGCAAAATTGCTGGTGGCCTTGCTTGAGTCAAACGTTTCTAGGTATTTTTGGATTTCTGTTAATTCATACTCAAACCCCTCTAGGGCGTCATCGCTAATATCGTCCATCCTGATTACTCCTGTGCCGGGGCTCCCGAATAAATCTCGATCTAGATCGAATTTAAGAAAAAGAAATTCTGATACGCTCTTGTATTCTGGAAACATCTTTTTTACGGCGAGGCAATACATTAGGTCCTGCATGTTGTCCGTAAGCTCTTTCCCTTTGAATTTTTGCTTACTGGTTTTAAAGTCCCTAATTATAGCCCGCTTATCTTCGTAGAGGAATAGCTTGTCTATGAAGCCTCTTATGTTATACTTAATGCCTTCCTCGTCCACTGAAAGTTGGAAGTCTTTTTCGGAGAATTCTTTTTCTAGTCCCGGCTTGTGCTGCCCGCCAAAGTCGTAATTGAGGCCGTTTAGTATCATCCTGTCGATCTCTCCGAGGTGTTCGTCGGTGTTAACGTTTAATCTTTTGGCGTGGTATAGTACTAGACGTTCGATAGCCGGAACGCCCCATATTGAGCCATCGGAGAGTATTAGATTTAAAATGTCGTTTCGATCTTTTCTTCCAAGCACCTCAAAAATTAAATGACAGATCCACCCCTTGCTGGCGCCGTCGTTGGATTTGTCTGGCAGTTTAAGGATATATTTGCACCAATAGGTCCAAGAGCATTGTTGTGCGGTCTTAATTCTGCTGGCTGAGAGATATACCTTCTTGGCGCTCATTTTTCTAAAAGTTTTTTTCGTGCAAGTAGCTTTTTGGGAATCTTGCCCTGAGGGGCAAGCTCAGATATAAGGTTTATGATGTTCGGTTTTTGATCGACGTTCGTGACATTCTTGGCTTTTGCCTTCCACTCGGCAAAGTCGTCTTTATTCATATCTCCAAAATCGTTTTTCGTCGGCAGGCAGATTTTGATTTTATCGGCTTCAAATACTTGTAGGAGGGTAAGGTAACTCTTGACCGCCGCAGTTAGCCCTCTGTTGTCTGCCTTGTCGGAGTCGTTGTTAAAGGCAATCACAATTTGATCTAAAGATAGCGATACTAAGTGGCATATCAGTTTTCCTGAGAGATTGAGACCGAAGGCAACTAGGCAATTGTCAATGGAGTTTTCTTTTAGGTTTAATGCGTCCCCTATGCTTTCGACCAGTATTACTGTTCTGCTAGCGCTTATGGCTTCCTTTGTTTTGTCGCTTGCGTAAAATGGGTAAATCCAATTCTTCTTCTTTCCTATGTGTTTCCATTTTGGTCTGCTCTTGCTTGGGTTCGCTAACATATCCCTGCCGGAGAATCCATGGATTTGGTTTAAATCATTGAAAATAGGAAAAACAAATCTTTGATTGAGTTGGCCCGAGGTCGCGAGACCGCCCTTAAGTTCTTGTAAAATTTCAGTGGATATACCTTTGTTGTTATAAAATTTATAATGAGGAAGTAGCCTCTCTAGCATATCGTCTCCGTAGATTTCTTCCATTTCTATCTTTGGTGCTGCGGTGGTTTTTTTTAGATAGAGTAGGCCGGCATCCTCATCGTTGATATATTTATCTACAACGCTTTTATCGTTAGTCCCGAGCGTAGCCTCAATCAGCCTCTTGAAGGGGGAGAAGGCGGTGTCCTGAACGTAGTCCTTCCAGACTCCAGTGTTTTTGTATATTTGTAGCGCGGTTTGGTTGTCTCCGTTCCTGAATACGGCGTTGGTCTGCCAGTACACCCCTCTGTCTGAGAGCTTGTACCCCAAGGATATAAGCGTTTCTTGTATTTTTGATGGGCTCATGATATTTCTGGCGCACGAAAGAAGTTGTTGTCGGGTTCGAGTTCTACGTTATTTAACAGCATATGATCTGACATGTCCTGAAGATCTCCCTTGTCTGTTATGTTGAAGTTTGATATTTCAAGATTGATGAAGTTTTTCTTTTTTGATCCATCTGGGAGCTCAATGGGGTTGAGCGCTCGATACACTTCTGGACCTAAGTGTCTATGCTTGAGGCATGTAAGCCTATGCGAGCCGAATCCTGCGGGCTCAGTTTGAAGTTCGTCTGTGGTTTTTTGCCTGAGACTGAGGAGGTGGGAGGAGAATTGTATGATGCGGTCCGATAGGGAGACTATGCTTTCATCTTCAACTAAAGCGTCTGAGTTCCTGTTTCCGACAATGCCTGCCCGATTGCTTTGAACACTAGTCATCATGGCTATCATGGGTTCTCCTTCGAATACTATATCTTTTTGAACTAGGCGTTTAAACTTATCTACCATTTCTCCTACAACTTGCCATTCCGATTTGGTGTTAAATTTTTCAAAGGTAGTTTTAATATAATCAAAACTTAATATCATCTTGTTTCCTCTTCCGACGCTAGAATAGTAAAACCTTCTAACCGTATTTATCATGCTGTCCACAGACATTCCCCCGACGTTATAGTAGAAGAATTTCATGTTTTTGATTTTCTTGAATGTGTCTCTTACTTTTTTGACCGTCTCAGCTCCGGCTTGTCTCCATTGTCCCGTCTCAAGCAAGTTTAGCGGAACGTCAGACATGGAGGCACACTGTCGATTCATGATTTCTTCTTTACTCATTTCCCCATTGTCTAGATGGAGCACTGTAAGGTTGTCGTATTTTGCAGAGGTTTTTGTGCAGAAGTCCATGCAAAACTGGGTTTTGCCCACCCCTGAGCGAGCGACAAGGACAGTGATGTTTCCAGGCCTAAGGAGTGATCCATAAAGATTGTTTATGGAGTCGTGGGGACCCAAGAAACCAAATTCGGATACGGGATCGTTCCCTCTAGCCTCTATGGTTTGCTCCATTTCTTCAAAAATATTTTCGGGGGCGTCAGACCCCTCTTGATATAGATTAATTTTATCGTTATAAATTTGATCTGCGGACTGTACGATTTCGTCGTAAGGAGTGGTATTGGGTAGGGCTGTTATTTTTTCAACAATATCCGTTGCCGCGTCGCACAGTCCTCGCTTGACGGTTAGTTTCTTTAGCTCTCTAGCGGTGTCCATAAGGGAAGACGCAGAAACTTTTCTCATTGCAAGAGCCTTGATATAGTCCGAGAGGTTTAGGTTGTCCTCAAATGATATTCCGAGCGACTGAACCCTTTCGGAGAGGATCACTTCATCTATTTGCTCTCCTGCGCTAAGGGACTGTCTTAGGACGCAAAAAATAGTTTTGTTAACTAGGCTGGATTGACTGAAGAAGTCCTCTTCGGAAATGAAGGTGGCAATCTCTGAATAAATTTTTGGATGTTTTATTAAGCCGGCAAGTAATTGTTGCTCGCATTCATAGGAATAAATCATATTGTTTTATATGGTATCACAAAGTGGGCCCTGTGTCAAGATTTTTACTCTTGCTCTTCTGGGTCCACTCCCGGCAAAACTATGCCGCCAAACTCAGATAAATATTCTTCGACAGCCTTCCTGATTCCCATTTCAATAATAGGCGAAGATGCATGTGAGATTATCTGAGGAGATCCTGTTTGGTCCACAAAGCCAAGAATGAATCCTTTGTTTTGCTCCGTGGAGCCTGTGAATTCATAGATTTGATTTAATAAATTCCTTGGCATTTGGAATTCGGGTAGTGCGTTAGGGTTTAAATCCTCGTTGCTCATTATTTATATAATACACTTTTGATAAGTTTTTCCCCAATATCTTCTCCTTCATGTATCTCAATAAGTTTAATTTCGTTTTTTTCGCAAAAGATTTTTTTATGATAATCCCTTCTCTTTTGGGATAGGAAGTTTGCTTGGTTGCCGCCGTGGAAGTGAGGGGTGTAATTTGTGTGTTGTTTCCCCTGGACCTCTATCGCTATTTTCTTGTTTGCATTATAAAAGTCGAGGGACATTTTGGTTCCTGCGACTGGAAATTCTTCGAAAACCACATGAGACTTCCAGTGTTTCTTCAGTAATTGTTTGACTTGGAATTGTAGTTTGCTTCTGCTTTCTTTTTCCCAGTCAATTATGTATTTGTGAGGCTTGGATAGCCTTTTAAGAGACCCTTGGATGGTTTTAAATCGCATTGCTAAATTTCTTGAACTCTTCGTAGAGGAAATCACAAAGCTTTTCATTGGATTCAAGGTATTGTAAGAACTTTTGTTCACCTTGGAATTTGGCTTCGTGTTCAATTTCATTTAACTCAAGTTCTTTTACGAGGTCCTCTGAGAAGGATATCCATGCGCCTTTCTTTATTGCCATTTGAAAAACAAACATCATGTCTGCGATTTCCCTTTCCTTCCAGACAGAGTTTCCGTCCGTTCTTCCATATTTAATGGGATACCTAACTTGAGCCCCAGTTTTTTCATTAACGCTTTTGCGAAATCGAATCTTGCAATAATGACCTATTGGGTCCCCTTTGTCTTCTAGTTTTGATGCAGAGGGGTTTGTGAACATTATATCTGAATTGTATCTTTCTTCGAATTCAAGAATAAAATTAGCATAATGTTTGATCGCGTTTCCGCCCGCCTGTTTAACCTTTGGCCCTCCCCTTGATGCGTAAGGATTGGTTGAAACCTCCACTCTTACTTGAGAAGTAAGGATTAGGGTATGCCCCATTTTACTTATTGGGAGTACCATTTTTTTTAGAAAGACCGAAGTAATAAGAGCTCCTCCGGCGACCTGTTCTGGCTCATCGAAAGATTTATCTATATCGTTAATCCTACAAAGGGCATCAACGCTGTCCACTATAAACATATACCTCTTATTTTCTTCGTTATTGTAAACTAGGTCCCGTATAAGTTCAAATACTTTTTCAAATATATTGCAGTCTAATACAAAAAATTTCGAGGGAGATGTGTCTATGCCGCTGCGATCTAGTAGGCTTTTACTTAGGCGGCCCTCGCTTTTAATCACGATTACCATTCCGTCTTTTTCAAATAAGTTCTGGAAGTTCCTTGCGAAGGAGAGTGCGCAGCTTGTTTTTCCTCCCTCATTAACTCCTGTAAACCTATGTGCGCCAGACGTTAGCCCTCCTCCCAGTGCTATATCTAGGTTTAGGCTTCCAGATGGAATTTTGTAGTCCAATTCTTCAAAGTTGTTGAAGTGGTATTTTTTATTATTTTTATCGTCCAGAAACGATTGTATCTGGTTTAGTGCGGTTACTTTACTCATTAAGAAACTTTCGGGTTGTTTTGTTGACTATTGGGATTGAAACATCTTTGCCGGATTTTTTTCCAAGGGAATACTTTTGATCCTTGCCCTTGGGCCTATAGCAGAACTCTTGGTATTTTTTTAAGAGAAGTTCTCCTCCGAATGGGGTTTTGAAAAAATAAAGACTTGTTAGTTTATCTCCGAAATTTACCACAGACCAAAACCTCTCATTGTTGTATTTTTTAAATAGAGAGTTAAAGATTGCGTATTGCTTGAAGTAGTCTCCGCGAGAAGTGAGGCTTGATTTTGGTAATAGCCTCTCTAGAACCTTCTTTTTATTCACCGTTATAGTTTAGCTTATTTTTTAAATTAAGTCAAGCATTTATATTTCGGGCGTGGGCCTCTAATGTATTTTGCAATCTCTATTGCGTATTCGTGTGGTAGATCGTCGGGGTCCAAAATTGATTCTAGCGACTCTACCACGCGATGGAAGTATTCGTGCGTTACCTTTGCATACATGGTGGGGATAATGAACTGATGTACGCGCTCCCTTGAGTCTTTGATCGATAGTAATTTGTTGCCGTCTTCCATGTTTGTGACGACTTCATAGAGGTCGTAGTTAGAGAAAGCGTCTTTAATCCCTCCTGTCTTGGATGCCTTTTTATAGGTTTTCTCTAGTGAGGAAATTAGGTCTCGTTGAATCTTTATGTCTGCCTTGATTGCGTCGCGCTCTTTTTCTAGTTGAAGCTTTTCTTCTTTTATGTTGAGTTTGCTTGCCATGAGCTCATCGATTGTTTCTTGCAGTCCGTCTATCTTGGACTGGTATTCTTTCTGCTGGGATTCTGTGCTCGCTGTAATGGCGTTAATTTTTGCCTCAGCCTTAATGGCGGCGGCTTTGTCTTCTTTTAATTTTTGAGTTTTGTTTGCCATAGCCTTGGACTTGGCCTTTATTTCCTGCTCCTGCTGGGAAAGGTCTGATTTGGCTTTATCGGCGTTAGACTTAAGTTCCTTGAGGGAGTTTTTTGCAGCAAGGATATCCTTGTTTATGTCTTCTTTTTTTTGCGTTTGGTTGTCAATGTCTGTTTTAAGCGCCAAGAGAACTTCTCCCGCCATGCAGAGGTCTTTCTCTATTCTTTTTTCCTCTTTAGAAAGCGCGTGTTCTTCCGACGCTAGACGTTCTTTTTCTTTTGTGATTTCGTCATTCTTTTCGTTGAGTTCCAGCTTTAGGGAATCTAGCTTGTCGACTTCAGACTGAAGGGATTTAAGTTCTTTAGTATGTTGCGGAAAATGCTTGGCTATACTGATGTTGGCAGCGATAACCAGGAGGATAGCTAGCGGATCAAAGACAAAAATTAAGATAACAATGACTATTCTGACTGCCTGGGATATATCGAATTCAACTCCCGTAAGGTCAGCAATTAGTTCTGCGACGTATTTAACGGGACCAACCTCTGCCTCGAGATTTTTTGCGTTATCTTGATAATTGAACTTTTCCTTTTCAAGGTCATCTATTTTATTATATGCTGCCGCTATATTTCTACTGTGCTCTTCTATTTCCGGCGCCAAGCTTTCGCCTTTTACTTCGGTTTTTTGTCTGAAGGCGTCTTTTTTATCTTCGATTTTCTTTATAGCCGCTTGGGCTTCGGATCTAAAATCTGTGATGTTTTTATTGTATGTCGCTATCTCTGAGGCCAGACTTTCTAGTGGCTCCTTTTGGAGGGCCTTGAGTTCTTCTACTTTTTTCTTTTTATTGCTGAATAGTCCTCCGGCCTTATCTTCTAGCTCTGCAAGTTCAGCTTTCATCTCTGCAATCTTTTTGTTCGCGGCATCAATCCTTCCCTGTTCGAATGCTATATCCTTATTCATTTGCTCGGTGATGTCTGCAATTCTGGCGTTTTCTTGATCAATGTCGATGCGAATGTCAGAGGCGCTCTCGCTTGTTCTGGACTCAAGGTTTTCAATATATTCTTTTTGCCTGGCTATGTAGTCTTTCTCTCGTGATATTTTATTTTCTACTTGGGCTGCGAGGGCCTGGGTCTTTTCGGTTGTAACCTGGTGCTCTATGTGGGCCTTAGAGAGAAAACCAAAGATTCCCATACTAGTAATTCCCATGAGCGTAAATACCGCAAAACAAAGGTAGCTTCTAATTAGAAGTGGTGCTGTCTTCCAGTTTCTATGTAACCAGATGGCCGTTATGATTTTTCCTATTTCAAGTACTCCCCCCATGATTATGACAGCTCCGATTGCCCCGGGAAAAATGGTTGCCAGCCCAACAACGCTGAAATATGCAGCAATTCCGGAAATTGCTAGCGCTGAAATTAAATATCCAAATGAAAAAATCATATTTTTAAGTTTGAGTTTGCGGGCTTGTTTTTAAGAAGTCTAGTAACTAGGTTTCCGTTTTCGTCCCTATCGAACCATCCAGTTTTGCCTCTGGACTCAACGTACTGAACTAATGTCGCCGGGGGGTAGTTTGTTGTATGGCTATACGTAGGGGTAACCTCTCTCCAGTTGGCTGGGGGCGCAATCCCAATGTCGGCCCATGTGTCGGAATTCGTGACGTCCAACCATTCGTTTAATTTGCTTCCTGGGGGGGAGTGATCTCCAGCGGTTAGGTTTTGCACGGCCGCAAAAAGAGCTATTGCGCTGTTTGAGTTTGAATAAGCCCCTCCATTATCGTTACCGTAGTAACCCCTGTCACCTTTAGCAAGCCCGGGAACAAACGCCGATTGGCTTGAGTAATTGGGCGCGGGCGAATTGTTGGGGTTGTTATTATTGGGGTAATCTATGTGACTCATGATGTATGTTATATACACCTTGATGCCTTTTTTGTCTAACTAAAAATCATCTTCAAGCGTTCCTGCCTGCTGGTATTCTCTGACCCTTCTTTCGAAGAAATTGCCCATAGCCTGCACGTCTACTACCTCTCCTAGCCAGGGGAATGGGTTCTTGTCTCCGGGAAACCGATAGTCTAAGCCGATAGCTTCCAGTCGCCGATTGCCTATGTAATGCATGTAGTCAATGAACATTTCTGCGTTGAGACCCAAAATGCCCGTAGGCAATACGTCGTGAGCATATGCAATCTCCAGGTCCACAGCCTTTTTCATGTGGTCTACGAATTCCTCTTGTATTGCCTTAGTCCAGATTCCGGGATTCTGCTCTATGATTGTGTTTATTAAATAAACACCAAACGCAATATGGGAACTTTCGTCCCTTAGAGTATATTTTATTTGATCGGATATCCCCTGGAGTTTATTTTGCCTGCCTAGTGCGAGCATCATGGCAAATCCGCTAAAAAAGAAGGTTCCTTCGCAAATTATATAATAAGTAAGAAGGTTTCTGAGTATTTCCTGTTTGCCTTCTTTTGTTTTGTAGTTAAGTTCCTGCCTTGTGATGTCGGTTGTAATTTCTAGGAGGAAATCGTCCTTTGCTTTAATGCTTGGGATTGTTTCGTAGGCAGTAAAAACCTCTTCAATGTCCAGGTCCAGGCTGTCGCATATATAAACGACAGTAAGGTTGTGAAGGCTTTCCTCGAAAGCCTGGCGCAAAATATACTGGCGACACTCAGCGTCCGTAACAAATCTGAAAGCAGAAAGCAGCAGGTTATTCCCAACCAAAGACTCGCTTCCAGCAAAAAATCCGAGGCACCTCTTGACGAGGAGTTTTTCATCTTCTGTGATTTCGTCATTTTTCCATTGTTGTATGTCGCCCTGCATGGATATTTCTGTAGGCATCCAGTTGTTGGCGCAGCTAGTTATAAAGAGATCCCAGGCGTACTTGTGTTTATGGGGCAAGATCCTGTTCACTCCAGCGATATTGTCGCTTAAAAGTTCTCCTGTTTTGTCATTCACGCGTTGATTCTAGCATTAAATGGAATAAATGTCAAGGCAAATTATTCTTCTTTTTTAATGGGGCAAATGCGTTCGATAAATATTTTCCGTTGGTCCGGCGGAGCATAATACCAAACTACCGCATTATTTTTTCTCATTTTCTTTATTTTAATTTCTTTTTTTCTTAAACCCTTTTCCACTTCCTCTATAAGGTCTAGGCTAATGTTTGATATATCAATATCTAGGTCGAAGGATATATTGATTAGGTCTTCTATTTTGTTTTCTTGTTTTGCGTGTGTTGCGCTAATCAATGTTTCTGTTAGCTCCTCTTCGTCACCCTCTTGGTGGTGGTCTGGGTGTGTCGCTTTAATTATTTCACGATAGATTGTTTTTAGTTCGTCGGGGAAATCCATGTCTGTTTTGTCTTTTTTCTTGTTGGGCTCGACGGGACAAAGAGGGTTCTTTGCCTCGGGGTTGGCTTGGCAATACTCTTGTATGCTTGTAAAGAATTCGGTTTTAGCGATCTCTAGAATCTCTTTCGCTTCCTCGTATTCTAGCTCAAGGTATTTCGATTTATGTTTGAGTTTTCGCATGATCTTTGCTTTTTCGGGGTCTATGCTTGAGGATTTCTTGCTCTTTTTCTTTTGTCCCTTCTTCTCGGAGAACTGGCCGAGCTCATTTTTTTGCCAATTGCGGAAAATGTCAAATATGCCCATGGTTGGGTTTACACAAAAAAAGCCCCCCAATGGGGGGCTAAAAATGTTAGAATTTAATTATATTCTAATTAGTGAGACTATTACATAGCAACTGCTACATCCATCACGTAGTGGCTGTCTTCTTCCGGCGCGGCCGAAAGAACAAAGCTTGCCTGTGTCGCTGTAGGGGTTCCTTGCCCCATGCACATAAGCATTGGTGCACCTGCGGCGAACCCAGCGGCAGTCATCCTTAAGGATGCAACTGCGGCGGGAACCGTTTTATTGGTGATGTTTTCCCATTCCCCGGCGGTGTCGCCTGGGTTATCGAGAGTGGTTCCTTGTGATCCGTCATGGTCGCTTAGGGCCTGCCATGACTTGCTGTCGTAGGAAACCTGGTCGCCTTTGACGTAAGTTCCTTCATCATCGAAGGCGGTAAGGCTGGTTGGATCTACCCCAAAGGTCCTGGAGGGATAGGTGATAGTAACCACGTTCCCGTCAGCGTTGATTGAGTAGTCGTCAGATCCAGACCCTAAGGTTGTCCCATTGCTGGGGCTTGAGTCAGGCTTAGTCAAGGGAATGCCCTCGATGTACGTCATTGTACCCTCTTCTTCAGAAAGGGAAGAATTCCATGTTGACACTTCGGATGACCACCGGTTATCGACCGAGGTCACTTTGCTGCCACGATTGCTCGTGACGGATTCGACGTCGTCGTCTGTACTGCTGACCTCACTTTCGCGAGCGGTTTTCTCAGCTTCGATGTCGTCCTCTGTACTGCTGACCTCACTTTCGCGAGTGGTCTTTTCGAGCGCAACCCGTACGTCGATGCTGGTCTTATTTGTTGCGAAGCCATCTTCTGTGGAGAATACCTCCTTGGCTACGCCGTCCGCTGATTCTTCATTCGCAATTCTAACGTTAAGACTTTCAACTGTCCGTGTATCGGCAATATCTCCATCGTTAAACCCATCTATACGCAAGGTAATGTTGGTAAACATTGCGCTCGCCAGCCCCCAGTGGGCAGCGTTCGAAATGTTGTGGTTACTTGCGTCATGATCAGCGTGAGCCATATAGCCTCTTCCTAAGTAGTTGACTTTGTCTCCTGCGGAGTACGCCGAGTCTGCGTCATAGGTGTTAGCTCCGGTCCATTCGTCAGCCTCCGGCGCATTTGCGGGAAGCTTGTCTGCGGGCATGTCGTAATTGATTTTGTATACGGAATATGCCGTGCTGGCGTTAGGGCGGTATTTAACTTTATCGTTAGCGGAGTAGGCTGAGGTGCTGTCGAATTCTTCGATAGCGCCTATATCTGTCCCTCCGTTACTTTCGTTAGTACTCAGGCTATAAGAGCCCGACTGAAGTTCCTCTGCTAGTATTTTACTGGCCATTGAAACTTAAGGTTATCTTGTTAGGATAACGTCTAACTTATAATTATTGGAAGGAATCTCGTCTGAGAACAAGAATGTTGCAGTTGAGTGCGATGCGGCTCCTGAGAGCATGCAAGCAACGATAGGATCGTCGGAGTCGGTGCTTCGAAGCATTCCAACGACCACTGGTTCCGAATTTTCTACAAATCCAAGGCCGACAAGGCTTACTGCTTGGCTTGAAGCGCCGTTCGTTACGTCTTGATTCGCTAAAATCTTCGTCGTATTTTCTTCGTCCGTCAAGCGCTCGTCGAGACTTTTGATGTCTGAAGACACCCTTGTGTCGATGCTGTTGATTGCCACTCCACGATTAGAGGTTTCAAGAGAAACTCTAGTGTCGAGGCTGTCGATATTTTTTCCTCTGGTAGAGGTTTCAAGAGAAACTCTAATATCGAGGCTGTCGATTTTTTTTCCTCTGGTTGAGACTTCCGTGGAAACACGAGTGTCAATGCTTTTAACCTTTGAGTCCCTTAGGGATGTTTCTTTAGAGACACGAGTATCGATAGAACTAATGTCTGTTGCGTCAGCTTGTGTTACGCTATTGAACTGCAACTTATTGTTGCCGTCTAATTTTAGATCGTAACTATTTAGGCTGAACTCCTCGGCAAGTATTTTCTTTGCCATAGTTGTCTATAGTTACATTCGGAAATCAAGTTGTGGGAACTTTTATTTTTCAAAAATCAAGCTGGCATATATGTCCAGGTTTCGCTTGTTTCCTGGGGAGAAGATAGAGATTAGCTCCCTTGAGGCGTTTCTGTATTCTCCTAAGTTGTTCGTGTGGTGAAGGATGGAATTTATTAACTGGTTTGCTGCAAGCTCTATTTCGCTATCTTTGTAATAATACCCCGTGGATGATATTGTTTTTGAATTATGTATAAGCGGAAGGTCCAAGTATAGGGCTTCTAGGTGCTGATAATTAAGTTCGCTGTCTACTTGGTGGGAAATTATGTGTTGTCCGCAACGGCTATATATGTCTGGAGCTTCCCAGTTGTTGCTTAAATAGAGTTTTTTTTGTTTGTTTATCGACATTCCTGAGGTAATCGAATGCAAAAATTCTGTGTTTTTAAGGTGTTGCGTGTTGAAGACGCTTACTGTATTGATCGCCTCCGGGCTTTTGAGATTTGCTTTTTCGCTAGCTAAAATGGGAATGATGAAATTTTTTATATAGGAGATGTTTGGCTCTAGGATTGATATTCCCCCGGCCCTGTCTTTGTTAAACCGTAGGGTTCTTCCCTTTTTTTGTCGAGACGCTTCATCTATGAAAAATGAACTCCATAAGTAAGGAGACTCTTTTGCCTCGCAACCCGAAGGGTGGAGTGACTCCATTAGGTTTTTTTTACTTATGTGGTGGGGTGGCAGCCAGAGCTCTTCGGTGAATTTTGAAATATTTAATTTTTCTTTGGAGGACAGTCCGCAAGAGAGTTCTTCAAGTGGGTTTTCGAGATAGTTGTGAATGATTTTGGTTTTTTTGTTTACTTTGAAAAATTCATTAAAGAATTTTTCCGAGGGAACGTAGCCGTGGATGATCAGTATATCTACCTTGGGTGCACCCTTGTTTGTCATAGCCCGCTCTGGGTAGCCGACGTGGTCTTTGTTGAAATTTTGGTAATCCGTTGAAGGGGTTATGTAAAAAACTTTACAACCTAAGTTTTGAAGACAATCATATAGGTTGACGGCTGACTGCTTCTGTCTTGATTTCCACGGGTTTCTGTGGAGTAGGCTCGTTATTGCAATATTCATTTAAACAAATCTAGTACCAGCTTCTTAGTGCACTCAATATTGCTTCGATTTTCAGGACTGTACTTCCAGGCGGCTTCTTTCCCTTTTTCTAAGTATGCTGAAAGGTTGTCGTTGTGCTGTTCTATTGCTTCTTTTATTTTTTCTGCGGCTTCCAGAAGGTTGAAGCCTTCGTAGAAATATCCAAACTCTTTAAATGGGGGAGAATTATGTATTAATGGGTAACCGCAAAACAGGGCTTCTAGGTGTGTGTAGTTTAATTCATTTAAGTGTTGGTGGCTTATTATTGCTGGATTTTTCACGTGCATAATGCCTGGAATGGGCTTCCTGGGGAAGAATGTGAATCGGTCTTTGTTTTCTCCGAGCGACGTGCAGTCGTGTATCCATTCCTTAAGGAACTCTCTGTTCCTAAAAAAGGAATCCGATCCGTAAATACATGCATGTTCAAATATGTCTGGGCTGGATTCTAGGACGCTTGAAATTGCGAGCATCGGAATTAAAAAGCTTTTTGATATATTTATATTAGGCTCGACCACGGCTAAGTTGGGTTTCTTGACTGGAATATAGTTTATATTAATTCCGTGGTCTATTGCCTCCCCTTCAATAAAACTGGGGCTCCATATATAGGGCATTGTGCGGACCGGGCTTTCGTCTGTGTATTCATAAAATTCTTTTGCGAAAAGATAATGTTCCGAGATCCACGTTTCTTCGTATAGTTTTTCATGCCTAAGCTTCATCGGGGGGCAGTCGGGGTGCCCGGAAATCCTTTTGGGCGGGACTTTTGAAAACCATTCGCACATCAGGTTAATTAAATTATTGCCGTAATGTACTCCCACTGTTTTTATTTTGGGGTTGGCTTTGGTTAGCGAATCTTTTAAGTTTTCATCGAGGGATACTCCTGCGCATATAACTAAATCAAAGTGCTGTTGCTTCCTGGTGAATTCGCCCCAGCGCAATATATTTTTCTTGTTTAGTTTATTATGGGCATGGGTCGAGCCACTTCTGCTTTTGTCTCCGAAATCAAGCAGGGAAACCTTGAATCCACACTTCTCTAGTAATTCATATAGGGATATAATATTCTGAATTAGCCCGTTGGAGAAAAAACTGTAGTCTAGTGTTGCTGTGATTGCTACCCTCATTGAGCTTATTTACACCCCTTTCGGGGGAGGTTCTTTGGAATGTAAGTTTTTTATAGACATTTTTTTCATTAATTACTGAAAGCGAGGGTGTTGTGAAAGTTGAAAAGTCGACTTTTAGACTTTTGGCCGACTTTGGGTTATTATAGGTGTAAAGTAATCATCGTGAAAAAGCGAAAATATACCAAGAAATCTTCGTACTGGGATCAGTTTAACAAGCCTCCAAGTGAGACTGGTCAAAATCTGGACCAGGATTTTCTTCCACCAATATTTGCTGGGGAAAATTATTATACCGAAGAAACTCTTGGGTCATTTAAATCGACAACTTCAGCCGCCAGGAACGAAGGGGAGTCCTTAAGTGATCCAAGAAGAAGGAATAGTATATATAAAAGAGACAAGAAGAAAAGGCTCTCTAATATAGAGTCTGGACTTCTCCCGTTCGAGTTTAGTTCGGACGGCGTCTCCGTTAGAAATGCTATAGAGCTGTGCCAGAAGGCTTACGCCAATATATCAATATTTAGAAATGCAATAGACATTATGTCTGAATTTGCTAATTCTAATATCCACCTTGAGGGAGGCAACCAAAAATCAAGGGACTTTGTATATAAGTGGTTTGATAAGATTAACCTATGGACGGTTAGAGATCAATATTTTCGCGAGTATTACAGATCTGGTAATGTTTTCATGTACCGAGTTGATGGCAAGTTCACAGCAGAGGACTTCGCTAAAATGAGCAAGGTTTACGGAGGAATCTCCCCTGGCGGGATTCCGTTGAAGTATATCTTTTTGAATCCATACGATATAACTGCCGCGCGGTCCACCTCATTTAGTGAGGGGCAGTATTTTAAGATTCTCTCTGAGTACGACCTGGAGAGGTTGGCGAATCCTAAAACGGACTATGACGAGCAGGTTTTTGAATCCTTGGATTCTGACCTAAAGAAAAAAATTAAGGACGGATCCTATATGAAGGAGGGTGTTGAGATATCCCTTGATCCTGAAAAATTAGTTTATTCATTCTATAAGAAGCAAGACTATGAGCCGTTTGCGGTTCCGTTTGGTTACCCTGTGCTGGATGATATTAATTATAAAATAGAACTCAAGAAGATTGACCAAGCTATATGCCGGACAATTGAAAATGTCATTCTATTAATTACCATGGGAGCCAAGCCTGACGACGGAGGAATAAACCCCCGCAACCTTGAGGCAATGCAAAGCCTATTTCAGAACGAGAGTGTGGGAAGAGTTCTTGTTGGAGATTATACCACTAAGGCCGACTTCATTATTCCTGATCTAAGAAAGGTTGTGGGTCCGGACAAGTATCAAATTGTCAATCAAGATATTAGGGAGGGCCTTCAGAATATAATTGTTGGTGACGAGCGTTATAGTAATACGCAGGTCAAGGCAGAAATATTCCTTGAACGCCTTAAGGAATCTAGAAACGCTTTCTTGAATGATTTTCTCCAAAAACAGATCAAGATGGTCTGCCAGAATCTAGGGTTTAGGCAATATCCCAAAGCTAAATTCGAGGAGATAGACATTAAGGATGAGGCGCAGTTGCAAAGGGTGGCTACTAGGCTGCTTGAACTGGGCATACTCACTCCAGAGCAAGGCATTGACGCTATTAAAACTGGAATATATCCGCCTTCAAGTGAGCTAAAGGAAGCCCAAGAGATATTCTCCGAGGAGAGGAAGAAGGGGTTATACAATCCCCTGGTTGGAGGAATTCCCGCAGTTGAGGCTCCCGGAGCAGAGGAGGAGCGCGATCTAAAGGAGAGAATATCCGAGCAGAAAACTCCTACGCAACCATCTGGAGGCCAGCCAAGCACGCCCAATGAGGTGGGTAGGCCTGCAGGCACTAGAGGAATTCCTCAACAGCGAGCAGCTAGCGAAAAGGTAAGCCGAAAGGATATCCAAGAGATAGTTTATAAGATCGAGAGCTTGAGCTCCTTTATTAAAAGAGGGCTGCGGGCACAAAGCAAGAAAAAGAGACTAACTAAAAAACAAACAGAGTTGGCCGGGGAGTTATGCGAGTCAATCGTGTGCTCCCGTGGCTTGGACGAGTGGGAATCTATAGCGGAGGCTTGTATTAGCGACAACTCCAATATAGAGGGGCTTGATATTCTCCCAGAGATATTAAGCATTAGCGGAGACAAGGAGCTGGCGATATACCCGTCAGCCCTATACTATCATAGTCAGCAGAGGGCAGAAGATGATTAAAAATATAGTAGTAAGTAATGAATATACAGAAATTATTTCCGCACCCAGCAGCCAAAAATACGCAAACTTAGGAATATATTTCTGTAACACTACCACAGAGGGAGAAACTATTGATCTTTTTGTCGCTCAGGCGATAGGGTTCAATCCTGCGGACCTAAGTCCGTGGGCTGCCGACGGGGGTAATGGCGGCGTGTATGGAATCGATGACCGTGTGAGGCATGATTCTAAGGCGTGGCAAGCTATATCTGAGTCAAGTCCAGCAGACGTTCCTGGGTCTGCGCCAGCAGTGTGGAGCGACGTAACCATTCGCAAGGATGTTGATCCAGGAAACCAATCAAAGGTTGTGTCCGAATTATATATTCCACCTGGCCAAACTTTTATGTTTGGCGGGGAGAAGTTTTTACTAAACCATAACGAAAGTATAGGCGCGTCTTCGCAGGTAGGGGGAAGAGTAACCGCAACTGCTACATTTACTGATTTCTAATGGCTGAATTTATCCAGAAAAATCCTTTTGGGGAGGGCACCTTAGGGACCTTCGTGAGCCTTTCGGGCGACGAGGACGTCTTTGGTCATAAGGATTTTCAGGATAATCTAACCGTTCAGGGTGATCTGACGGTTATTGGCGATACGAGAATCTCTCAGATAGTAGACTTTACGTCTGAGAGTGGAGATATAAGCGGGCATATATTTAGGGGGCAGGTTGGTTATTTTGACCAAATTGTTGTTGGGGATATTGTTGGGTCTGACGCTGGCGGTTCCTCTGGGGAGTCGTCTGGGGGGATAAATACCGGGCCGATTTTTGTAACTAACGTAACCGCTGTTGGCGGGGTCGAGGAAATCTTGGAGTCTGAGTTCAGTGGGGCTGTAGTAAGAAAGGTCAAAACCGCTAGTGATCAGGTAGATGTTAAGTTGTTGGTAGAAAGGGGAGATGCTCAGACGTTCAAGCCTTCCATAAGTTATGCTGTTAGCGGCGAAGACCCTCAGTATCAGGATGTTGATTTTTCTCAGTTGTCAACAAATAGCAACGGCTATTCTTTTAATACTACGCTTAGGCTGGACTGTTCAGTGCCTACAACATATTTATTTAAAAACGGAGGCAGGCAGACTTACCTTTCTCTTGAGAAGGATACTCCTCCCCAGGTCCTTGAAGCAAAGTTTGTAAACCGAACGGATACTGGAACTTTTTACGGGCAGACCTCGTTTAATGCACACGACGGCAATCAGTCTCATTCACAGACCGAGGCTAAAAATGGCGATACCGCAAGGGTGTACGTTAAGTCCTCAAAAGAGATCGGCAAGATTGTTGTTTCGGGCGGAGCCCTTCAATCAAAGACTGTTAACAATCCTAACTTTAATGACAACGGAGACGGCACTTATGACTACGAGTTTAATGTTACTATCGGCGGCGCATCGAATAGTGTTCAGGCGAAGAGTTTTAACGTAACTGTTCAGGATATAACAGGCAACCAATCTCAATCTTATGCTGCTGACAATGATATTATAACAAATAATTCAGCCCCTTCTGTCTCTCTTAGTTTTAGCTACCCCAACTCCAATAATATAATAAATAATACAGGAGAGAGCGTTGATGTTAATGTTACTGCTTCCAATTTTGATAACCATAATTATTCAAAAAGTTATGTTTTGAAATTTGTAACAATACCTGCTGATATTAATTCTGGTCCATTTGTGGTCTCCGGAGAAAATGCGAGTAATTACACCAGTGGGACAATGAGCGTTTCTGTTTTTAAGCAGTCGAACGGCAGGAGCGCTTCCTCTTCAACGTCCTCTATACAGATTCAGTCCGAGGGAACCGTTCCGTCGGTTAACTTTTCCCCGAACACATTTCGTTCTTCTTCTGCTGGGGCTCAGTATAGTAACGTTAATGTTAGTGTGGGTGAACCCCTTGAATCTCTTTCTATACTTTCTGTCTCCGATCCAAATATAACAGTTGGGGCAATTTCCAAGAATAGTAATACGTCTTTCTCGTTCCAGATTTTAATATCCGATGACACTCCTCGGGGGCAATTTACGATAAGCTTCGAGGGGGAGAAGTTAATCGGAGAAACCTTTCAGCGGGATGATACGGGTACTGTGCGAGGTTTTGACCAAAGGTCTGTAACAATCCTTGCTCCGGATTACCTGGCGGTTGACTTGGGAGTAGATGTATATAATACTTCTAAGCTAACCGCTACCGCGACACCAGCTGGGGGTAATACATTTTCTATTCCGTATGACGCAGGGATTACTACCCCGAAACAAGACGGCACGTCTAATTTGGAAGCAGGGTTCGGTATAGTTAATGATAGTGAATTGATTATAGATAATCAGGTTATAACTAATGCAGGCAACATATTGGATGTTACCGTAACAATTGAGGAGTCTTTGTGATATGAGTTTACAAAACGTTCAGGCTCAATTAGGTAATTTATTGGCGGCAATGCCGCTTAAGGTTCAGAAGGTTGATTCTTCGTTCTTGGACAATGCAACGCCTCCTTTTGAGGGAGCTTTAGCTTCTGATGCTCAGGGGCAGTTTTATATTTCAGACCATGATGGTAGCGGGGAATTGGTTTGGAAAGCTCTGGCGGGACAAAAAAGAGAGGTGTCCATCAAGTATGACGTTCCGTTGAACTTTGAGTCTGCGACAATACCGTTTGGAACCACCTTTGATACTCCTCCGTCGGTTTTTGTGCAATACGAGCCGCCTGATGGGGACGATGTGTTGTTTTACTCTACGGTCGTCAAAAATATAACCAACACCGGG